CTGCGACCGCTGGTGATAGTGGTGCTGCGACCGCTGGTGATAGTGGTGCTGCGACATCAAGAGGTAGTTCATCAACAGGAAATAACGGTTTAGCGGTGGCGCGAGGAACAAATGTAAAGGTCAGAGGAGGTATGGGATCTATCTTGGTTATAGCAGAGGAGCAAGAAAGCTCGTACGATGTTTCCGATTGGAAAGCTGTTGTAGTTGACGGCAAAAACATCAAGGCTGATACTTGGTATAGATTAGTAGGGGGCGAAGTTGTTGAGGTAAAAGATTAAATTTACAATAATATATTATGATTAAAAAACTATTACATAAGTATCAAGCGTACAGGGATAAAAAGTTCCTTGCACGCCTGGAGAGAGTGTTAAACAATAATGTGGTGGGCGCAAACTTATTTATAGAAAAAAATGTGTTTTCACTCAGGGGATTTCATATGTATTTTCCTAAAGGCGCAGTGGCGGATTTGCTAAACAAAATTCCTCCAAGTCTTGTCGAAGAGCGTCTTCGTTCAGGATATTACGAGAAACGAGAGACTCCGCAATCAGGTTTAGACTTTTAGAATAATAAAAACAATTATTTCCTACGGAGGCATATTTTAAATATTGGCTTCGGATACATGGCTACCGTTTGGAGTGGTTCGGTACCGGAACAAAAAACAATCCAATCAAGATTAAATCAAGAAAAAAGATAGCTATGAAACAGACAGTAGAAGAAGCGGCTAAAGAATATTATGAGGGTAATAATTATACTCCATTTATTTCAACTATTATGAATGACTTAAATATATCACATAATAAGGTAGATGTAGAATCTATTAGACAACATCATTTAAAAAAGGGATTTATTGCCGGTGCTGAATGGCAGGCAAAGCAAGCAATCGAAATTCTCTCTTCCGTATTGGAGAATTGGGTACATGGCGGTGATGCGGATTGTATCATTGCTGAGTTTGAGGAAAAATTAAAAAATAACGTATGAAACATACAACAAAAACAGCAGACGGGCATCTTCAAAAGGAATTGCCCGATACCATTTACCTGCAACTTCATGGAGACAATGAATATGTAGGCAATAACGAAGAGATAGACTTTGGCGATGTGACTTGGAGTGAGGACAGAATGTATCCTACGGATGTGGAGTATGCTAAGGTTAAGTCGCCTTGGATAAGCGTTAAATACAAGGCTGGTTGTGACTCGTCAAATGATTGTATTGTAATGGTTATGAACGGTGATGTATTTAGAGCATATTTTTCATCTAAAGACAAATGGATAAAAAAGGATGGCGGTTCTTATGATGAAGTGATAGATGATGTTGTTGCATGGATGCCCGTCCACTCTTTCGATGATATACTTGAAGCCAACAAAGACGTATTAGAACGAATTAAAGAGAAAGGAGATTGATATGAAACCTATATTAAACACTGAAGACATTAGGAAACTAAAGACTGATGAACGATTAATCGAATGTTTAAATGGTGGAGTGAATTATTATCGGTTCTTGTGTTTTCATCCAAGAAACGATAAGTATGTGATTCTATTGAGTTGTTATGAGCAACCAGTAAGATTTTATACTGAGAGTGTTATAGACCGATTCTATACGGACTATACAATTCGTGATATACTTACTTATCGTAGAGATTATGCTTTGGAACAATTTAAGTTCTGTGAGCAGGAACTATCCGAATTTGATAAGGAAAAAGGAATGATAAATGAAATATCCTAAAGTAAAGAAAAAGCAAAAGATTGAAAGGGTTTGTTACAACTGTAAGCATTATTATAAATGCACTGACAGATTTAACAGAGATACTATAAACTGTGATAAATTCAAATTTAATGCTTTATGTAAGAGTGTTTAAAAAGGAGATTTGATATGAAATTAAGACAAGCAAGAAAAATAATGAAGAACATCCGTTTAAATCCTCGTATGGAATCATTATATGGAATTGGACGTGCAATGAAAGCAAATGCTATTTGTGTTCATCACTATGCGCGAGTTGACAGACGTATTAAATACATTAATATCATTGCGAACCAAGACCCGTTATTGGCACTTAAATTACTAATAGCAAAAGATAAACGGACTAAGGAGAAAGGAGGACTGTATGGCGGTAAGAATAATTAAAGACTCTAACAAAAAAAGACCGATTTATTTCCGTAGTTGCCACCTATGTGGATGCGAATTTGAGTTCGAGAAAGAAGATGTGAAAGAGGAAATTTTCGATCAAAGAGAGGGATGCAATGTATTGTTTGTTACTTGCCCATGTTGTGGTAGCGATATTGGATGGATGTAGAGAGAAAATAATAAGGTATGAACAATGATATGGAATTATGAAATCAAAACATCCATTAGATTGGTATAACGAAAACACACCATCGGAAGATGAAGAATACGAAAAGGGCTGTCTATCTATCGCCTTGATAGTAGCAATCATTTTCATTTCATTAACGGCTGTAATTTTATCTTACGAATTATGAAATCAAAACAAGTATTATCAATAGATCAGATGAAGCACCTGAGGGAGCTTGGCATGGATACGAGTGATGCAAGTATGCACTGGCAGTTTTTGCCTACGGTTGAATCTTTTTTCAATGGAGTGCTCGCCTTAGAGGAAAGGCCTACTCTCTTCGTTTCTCAACCGAATATGAAACATGAATACCCTGCTTACACCTTGCAGGACATTCTCGACAAGCTTCCGCCTGTCATAAAAAAATATTTTTGTCTTTCAATCAGAGTTAGTGAATACAAGAAAATGTGGCATGTCGAGTATGAGGGAGCAGGATGTCTTTTATCTTATTTTCATTTAAAAAATCTTATTGATGCAGCCTACGAGATGCTTTGCTGGTGCATTGAAAATGGATATATCGGAAAGGAGGGTGAACAATGAAAGGAAAAACTAACGTTGGAGTTGTAATCTCCGGAACAGAAACGCTTGCTGCTGGTACAGAAGTCGAAATCGTAGATGTTCGCTACGGATGTGAGACTTATTATATGTGTATAATACCGTCAGGAGTGCAAATGCCGATTGATGCTCGTATTGTTGACATAACAGACCATACTCCATATATTGATTGGGAGCAGAGGCGTTATGAACTGGCGAGATCCGCTATGCAAGGATTTTGTGGCAACTCACATCAACAGATAATGGATGCTGATTCAAATATGGTGGCAGAATGGAGTGTTGGTTTCGCTGATTCACTAATAAAGAAACTGAAAGGAGAATAATTATGGAAGTAAAGAACGGAATAATAATAGACGGGGTGCTGCATGAAGCTGTACAAAATAGTATTCGTTGCGACTTATGCTCTCTATACGAGAAATGCGCAGAGATGGACTACTCGGCGTGTATGCCCGATTTCTTTAGCTGTGGCGGTTTTGTCAATCGTGGTAAGGTAACTGTTGCACCTTGTCGTGAAACACATAAAAACGTTGGAGAAATAATCAAAATAGACAGGGAGGAATAACTATGGGATTTACAACACCGGCGTTTATACGCAAAAATACACCGAATCTTCGGAAGAAACTGACTGAATTAGGGTATAAGGTAGGCAATGAAACTTATATAAACGACGACTTTTTAGCTATTGATAATAATGAGATGTTTGGGATTGACAAGCCTTATCTTCCTGAACAATGTGGTGGGTACATTCATTGCGGAACTAACGAATCCTTGTTTCTCGCCATTGCTGCATTAAGAGAGAATACAGATAAGTTTCAATGGTTTACCGATGGAGATAAATGGATTCTGTGTCCGGAAATCAAGTTCTCCGTCTATTGGGTTTACAATGATATTGATGTTAATATAGGGACTATTCACAAGGCTACTGTAAACGAACTGATTGAACATTTTAAAGAAGGGGAGGAATAACGATGGAAATATTAAGAGAAGCAACTCCTATCGCTCGTAAAGAACATAGATGTGATTTTTGCGGTGACATAATCTCTGTTGGAGAAAAATATAACAGACAGACCAATATTTATGACGGAAGTATCTACGACTGGGTAAGCCACTGTGAATGCTCTCAATTGGCTTCTGAACTTGATATGTATGATGATTGTGATGAAGGGCTTGACGGGGATGGGTTTATTGACAACTTGAATCAGTACGTTTATGAAAATCATTACGATGATAAAATAGATGATATTGCGAAGGATTGGCAATTGTCACGTCACGAACTTGTAAGGAAAATATTGGATGAATTAAAAAAGGAGAAATAGCCATGACCGAAGAACTTGTAACATTAGAAACAGCGAAGATGCTGATAAAGAAAGGATTTAATGAGTGTAGAAATGTTGTTGATATTAACAATATGTCAAACGATGATTTACCAAAACGATGCTTTCTTCAACCTACACAATCAATTGCTCAAAAGTGGCTGCGTGAAATCAAGAACCTGCATATTGAAATATACCGTAACACTTGTGGTTATGGCTATGCCATTGTGAAAGCCAATAACGGCACATGGATGAAAGATGATGATGCTAAAGGCCCTAACGATGGTGGGAAGTGGGACACCTACGAAGAAGCACTTGAAGCCGGTTTGGTGGAAGCATTAAAACTTATATGATTATGGCAAAAGTATTCATAACAAAGTATGCCTTAACAGAAGGTATTAAAGAGATAGAATCTGATATTCTAAGAGATGATTTTACAGGTTCAGAATATACGTTTTTTAAATATTCATGCTTTTATATAGGGAAAGGTGCATTCACCGATAAATCCGAAGCCTTGAAAAAGGCAGAAGAAATGAGGCTGAATAAAATCACTTCTCTTCGTAAGCAGATTGAGAAACTTGAGAAATTATCTTTTAAAGAATTTGAATTAATTGATTAGCCATGAATAGAAACGAATACCGGGAACGTTGCAAACATTACAGCCATTACAGCGGGCAGTGTTACAAAAAATCGTCCATATCAGGCATAGCAAACAATGTGCATGTGAATATGAAATGTGACGGTAAATGTCCTCGCATGAGGAATTACGATAAGAGAAACGGAATATTAATTGATAAAGAAATAACAGATTAATCTAAATGAATGCACTAAAACGCTTTATATTTGTAATATTGTTTATGCCTATATGTACTATAAATGCTATCTATGATACTATGATGTTTATAGTCAAAGGCGACAATCACGAATGGTTTGTAATGCTTAATTGGCTGAGTAATAAATTAATAGATAATTGATATGGAAAAAATCAAATGTATAACTTTCGATAAAGCAGCACAAGATGTTTTGTCGGAACAAATCAAGGCTAAGATGAAAGCTAATATGAGCAAAGCCAGACGGGAAGAATACAAAAAGCTGTGTTATAACTTTGAGTATAAGTTTGGAGAATATATACCCAGTTGCGCATTAAAGTCTGGAGAATGTGATGAAGATTGTGAATACATGAGAAACTTTAAAAATAGTAAACATGAATTTAAATAAATTGCGCGATCGCGCCTATAAAACCGCCTGTGAGCATGGTTTTCATGATGAAGAATTGAGTAACGAACATTGCCTCTGTCTTGTCATATCCGAGCTTATGGAAGCAGTGGAAGCAGATAGAAAAGGGAAATACTTCAAAGGTATATTGACTTTTGAGCGTGAGTTTAACCGTTATTCCGCATTAGTGGAAGAAGAAAAACGATTTAAGTGCTCGTTTGAAAGACACGTCAAAGATACAGTTCCTGATGAGCTTGCCGATGCCGTTATCCGCCTGCTTGACTTGTGCGGACTGCGTGAGATAGACATTGATGATTTTCCTGAAGAAGCGATATATGGGGCATCCAAAAGTTGTGTAGGTGAAACATTTACTGAAAGCATATATGCCATATCCACATTGCCAATTCGTCATTTTTATAAATATAATTATTCATTTGAAAGTCAGATAGTCCATATGTTATTATCAATCTTCGGGCTTGCCAAACATATGAACATAGATTTGCTTTGGCACATCGAGCAGAAGATGCGATACAATGAGCTAAGGGAAAACAAACATGGAAAGATGTATTGATTATGAAAAAATACTATTACTATACTTATAGATCCAAGTCAATGAGTATAAACTGTGGCTCATGTTCGATTGAATATGGTTGTTTTGACGTGAATAGAATGATGAGGAAATTGTATAAAGAGAACAGGTGCATATGTATTATCACTTTTTGGAAAGAAATATCCGAAGAAGAGTTCGAAGGGTTAATGGAGTTCTTCGATAAAGTTAATAAGGAGGGATAGTTATGAAGCGTGAAATAAAATTCAGAGGGAAAAGCATAATTGGTGATAAATGGGTCTACGGAGACTTGCTTCACATAGGAGGTGGATATATTATAAATCATGGTTCTCAAAAAGATTATGATATTTCTCATGATAATAAGTTTGCCATTCAGTTTTATCATGAAGAAGTTTCTGTCGTTTTTCCTGATACAATAGGCCAGTTCACCGGACTTCGCGATAAAAACGGAATAGAGATCTACGAAGGCGACATTGTTCGGTGGAGAAGAGATGGTAAGCTGTATCTTGTTAAGTTCTACGCAGGAATGTTCTATGCTTCCGTTGAAGAACTTAATAAAGGAGTTTACGGAGGATTCCCGCTTCATGTTTTAACTGTAGACGAAGAAGATGGGTATAAGTGCGAGGTTTGCGGTAATATTTACGATAATCCGGAACTGTTGAAAGTATGTAGCCATGATTAAAAAAAGGGATGCCTGTACATCCCCTTAAAACAGCATTACGCCACTTTCTTACTATCTACCAAGAAAGAAAAGTATTTGGAATGTTTTGGATATATCCGCTTACCGTTCCTTATGATATACCGACAGAAAATACGAGTTTTGCCGTTTTCGTTTTGCATTTGATTTTTCACAATAACACCTCCTCTCCGTTTTGCCTACTAACCTGTATTAGCAAGCTTTAAGCTGCACCCTGTCAAGTGCAACTAAAAAAGCCCAAAGTTACAGGACATTGGGCTTAAATGTCTTTTCTCAATGAGAACGGACAAGAAAGGTGACGAATGACAGTTCGTCGGGTTGGAGGTGTTAATGCTCCAAATCAAATGCGGTACAAATATAGGTTTTAGCCTACAAGTAAGGAACTTTATTAACGATTTTAATAGTCAAATTAACACATGAGTAAACTCTACAAAGCAACCATTTTCGGCAAATCATTCATGCTTGGATGGTTCAGTCATGCGGACAAATGGTATCATAAAATTGGAATAATAAAATGAACATGAAAAAGAAAGTATATATAAGCCTGCCCATAACAGGGCGGGACATCGAAGACGTGGAAGCAGAGTGCAGATTTGCAGAAATAAGAATTAAGGAAAAGGGATTTATCCCGGTGTCTCCGCTGGTTGTATCATGCGATCATGATGCGCCTTATTCTGAACACATGGGGAAAGACATAGCAGCCTTGCTTGAATGCGACGGTGTGTATTTCCTTAGAGGCTGGCATGAAAGCAAGGGATGTAATGCCGAATTTGAAATAGCGAAGATTTACGGTAAAGAAATAGTGTTTGAATGAAAATAACAGACTTAAGAATCGGTGACTGGGTGAAAATAAAACTCCCGTCACCACAAGGAGAGCGACTTTCAATACCGATGCAGGTAGTAGGGTTGTTCTCTTGTTTTAATAACCCAAGCCCTAATGATACTGTGTATCTTGACTTTTCGGGCAACGAGGGGGACGTTTGGGAAGAAGAAGTACAGAACTTGGTAAAAATGGAAGTAAAAGACGATGAGAGCAACCGAAAAGAAACTAAGAGACAGACACGCCCGTCTGCCTGAACAATACAAGAAAGTAGACACGACAGTCAACGGAGATGCGGAACACCTGATAGAGAAGCGCAAACAGATCGAAAAGAACTTGGTTCCTCTGCGCCTTAGCAACACTACCGTTATCTACGTAACAAGGGATAAGCAAAACGAAGCGTATGCAGCAGTGGCGCGTAAACGAATGGGAATAGCCGAACCGAGGAAAGTATTCGTTGATCCTCTTTCACAGGAGAACATTACAAAGATGTACAAGGAGGACGGCATAGCTCCCCGCAGAATGGCCGAAATATTGAACGTGAGCGTCAGGACGGTGTATCTAAGATTAGCCAAATACGGGCTTACAAAAGTGAAATGCAGATAATTAAAAAAACAAAAGCAATGGAAGATAATACATTAGACCAAAACCTTTATACAACCGCAATGAAAGAAGCGCTAAAGGTGGAGTTCTTGGAAAGCAACGAAGAGATTAAACTGTATGCCGCCTCGCTGTATAATGCGATGGTATGGGGTAGAAATCATACGGTTAAAGTAAAATATTAAGTTTTTTATTTGGCGTTATAGAAAAAGGGTGTATATTTGCAGCGTTAGACTTTTTTTGATTGGCAGACGGTTGTCTGCAAACGTGCAGGCATTTTTTATGCTTGTAAATTACGCTGTATGCTATAATATAGCGGTGTATAACCCCATGATGTTGCTGTAATGGCGCATCAACTGCCAATCGTGGAAGTCTAACAGTGGGACATGTACACCGCTTTAGTGTATATATACACATTGTACTATAACGCCAGTAAATTGTTAGAAAAATGGCAAAAGAAATCAACAATTTGGGAGAACTTCTCCCTATTAGAGAAACCAACGGACAAAAAGCCGTTAATGCACGTGACTTACATGCTTTTCTTGAGAGTAAACAACAGTTTGCTGATTGGATAAAAGGACGTATCAATAAATACGACTTTGTAGAAGGCAAAGATTTTGAAACTCTCTATTTTGACTATCAAGGTAACTTGTTGAATATCAGACATCATAATTTTATGAAGCCTGAAAACCAACAGGTTAGCAAAGTGGAATATGCGCTATCAATCGGAATGGCAAAAGAGCTTTCAATGCTTGAAAATAACGAACGCGGAAAGCAAGCCCGAAAGTACTTTATTGCTTGCGAGGAAAACAAACGTGAACTTTCCCGAAAAGAGCTTGCTTTAATGGTTATTCAAGCGGAAGAGGATAAGGAGCGTTTAACCCTGGAGAATGAAAAACAACAGAGACAGATAGAGAGACTTAAACCTAAAGCTGATTTTGCCGAAAAAGCCTTTACTATGGAAGGTAAGGTAGACATAGGACAAGCGGCTAAAATTCTTAATCTTGGATATGGCAGAAATACCCTTTTTAAAAAACTAAAAGAGGCGGGAGTATTCTTTGCAAACCGCAATGAGCCGAAGCAGAAATACATTGATGCTGGATATTTTGAGATTACTGAAAAACCGATACCGAGAAAAAATCATCCGGGATTCATTGTAATGGTTGTGACGTGCACTCAAAAGGGATTAGCATACATAAACCATCTATTTGGCGGAAATCCATCAGACGGAAAATTGGCAAGAATAAGATAAACTAATACTATTTTGGGTAGGCGCAATCAGCCTGCCCGCTTAAAACCTAAAACAAATATTCATCATGGAAAGAAATACAATACCCGCTAAAAAGCAATATGACGTCAGCGCAATGGGCTAATTTTTTAGAGACATTATAGCTCCTGAAGAGCTTAGAAAGGAACTTGTAGAACTGGCGTTTGATTACGCGCAATACGTAGATGAAGATAACACAGATTTGTTTAAAAACAACATGAGTACCATATACATACTGTATAGAGCACTGGAGGATGTAAAAGAATTAAAGACACAGGGTTAATAGCATAGCCAGCTTTACCGCAACAATAAGCGGTATAGCATTGCAAATAACATCCTCGGCTATCTTTAGAGCACGTTCCATTGCATCATAGCAAGCAGTCGGCAGAACATCCAGTGCGGTAAGTCTTCCGACTGCTTAATCAATATGTCTAATTGTTCATTCATAGCTATATTTTAGGCACATGTAAGACCATATTTTATTATCTCCCGGCATCCAATCTTCATCAGCAAAGAAAAATAGATAGCCGATTTTTAGAATATCAGCATCTTCAAACTTCTTACAAAAATCGGAGTAGGCTAAATTGAATGCCACAAACCTGTCCCAAATCGTCGTACCGCTCGGGAATGTCATTTCTTTGGTAGCTTCCTCTATCTGATCTACCGTCCAATATCCACCCTTGTGTTCGTTGCCTTCCTTGTCGGTGTACTCCATATCGGCAACATCGTGCATGGCAAACTCCTCGTTGTAATGGCATCCGCTCATGGCTCCGTACAGCTTCCTTAACGCCAGCCAATACTTTTTAGGCTCTTTCTCTTTCATCGGCTCCAGCACATCCGAAAGGATGCGGGTGCTCTCTATCATTACAGCTTCACCCTTGCCTTTACCGTACTTTTCTATCAATTCATAAATAGTCATAATCTTTTCCCTTTCTTTTAATTAGTAGTATGTTTCTTATCTGAATATCCTGCTTGCACCTCTTAGCAAAACCTCAAAAATGGCGTCCCCGGTAAGGTTTGCTCCCACCTCCCGCCAAAAATTGGGCTTGCTTTGCTTTCTGATTATTTGAAGCAGCAGGTCCTGCTGGCGAAGGTGATGTTCGTTGTTCTTTTCAATGTCCTTTTGTAAGAGTAAAATAGCTTTGACACCGTCGTCCTTGCAGTTACCTATACACCCGTTGAGGTATTTGTCCATGCAATACTTCATAATCTTCTTGTTGCCCATATTGTTATTTCTTTCCGCATGACGGGCATTTAACCGTCTTTGCGGGCTTTGGTTTTACAATTACAAATCTTCCCATAACCGATCGTATTTTTTGTTTATATAAGCCAAAAGCAAATCAATCCATAGTGCAGCCAAAGCACACAGAAAAGAAACAAGGATGCAACGAATAACCGGGCCTCCGCATGCAATGCTGTAAGCCAGCGTAAGCCAAAAGCTGATACACTTGCTGCATTTCAGCTTCTCTGATAAGCGTCCTATCTTTTCCGGGTTTACCGGAACAATCCTTTTCAAAACACCTGATATGGCGTCAAAAAGCCCCAAATAGATGAACAGGCATACGGAAACGGTTATTATCATTGCATCCCCAATCATACACTACTTGTTTTTGGATGATTTGGTTTCGTTTGCTAAGCTTTCATCTTCACCAAGCAATGCAGCTACGGCAGGCGCAGGAGCAGGGCTTGTGACAGTCAGGCCGAACTCTATTTCCACCGCATTTGTTTTCGTGCAGCAGTCTTGTACGTTGGTAGGACTTACCAGCACATTAGGCGTAACGGTAAGTGTTGCGGATGTGGGTACTGTGGTTGAATAGAACGGTACGGTAATTGAAGTAAACACTGTATCCGTCTGCGGGCATACGTCACAATTGTTGCATCCGCATACGTATGGCAGATAACTTACCGAACCTACCAATTGGATAGACAGCGAATAAAGGTTTCCGCCTAAAGAATCAATAGACTTTAAAACGGCCCTCATGGTCCCGCTCAAAGGATATTGGGCGGTGATACAGATGTTCCGGTTACGACACAGATAATGAATCAGGTCAATGTAATACATTATTGGGGATGGTGTCGTAGTCCCTGTGGCTACGGGGACAAGCTCCAATACGGAGGTTTGTCCCGATTTGTTTTTACAACAGCTCATAATGAATCGTTTTTTTTATTAATGTTATTCAGCAACGGGTTCCTCTGCTGATTGAGGGTATTTCTTTGGGGCCGGCACCCGGCTCTTCATCTCTTTTACAGAATCAGGCGTTCCTACACCCAGCAGCACATCGAGTTTTGCTTCAATGTTTATCAACCGTTGTTCCGTAGCTATCAGGAACTTATTGTTTGATACTGCTATCTCGTAAATGGCTTGTATGTATTCGTTCATATTGTTTGTTATTTAAAATATTTGATGATTTGATTTTTTACAAACAGGTTGTCTTTCCATTTAGGAACGCACTCTGTCAGCTTTTGGGCTGTTACCGCTCTTCCCTCGGCGGCATGTTCGTTTACAAAGTCCTGCAATGCCTTTGAGGCTGCATCCGCTTCTTCCTGCGTATCGGCATATACTTTAAAATTTATCTCAAATCCTTTCATGGCGCATTTGTTTTAATTACAACGGAGGCAGAGGCGGTGATACTGGAGCGGCACCCGAAGGCGGCATGCCACCTCCTTTTTTCAGGCTTTTCAAAAACTCTATGCCTTGCATGATGTCGTTCTGATTTTCTTTCACCCAGCCGAATATCGTTCCGGCAGTATCCCTTACCTGTTGCATGGTTGTGGGAGGGACAACATCAAATGTAGGCAGTTCTTCCATGTCCTTAGCGAGAAAATCATACAGCTTCTCCGCTTCCTCTACGTTTCCTTTGGCTATCATCAGAGTTTGCATTTTCAGTGCAACCTTACTGGTAGGCTTTATCATTTTCAGCATTTCCATATTGTATTTTTTCTTTCTCCAAAACATAAGTAGCAATGTTTTTTGTAAAAAGGGAAAGGCTTAGTGCGCCCTTCCCCGATACCGAAATGCAATTAGCCGTTGCAAGGACATCCGCAAGGCTGCGGTGCGCTGTACAATGCTACGGGCTGCGGACACATCTGTGAGCGACCAGTCAAACGGTCAGCCACGATCTGTGCTTCTGCCTGTGCGTATGCGCTTGCTCCTGCTCCTGCTCCCGCCAAAGCGTTAGCCGTAGCGCCTGTCTGAACATTTACGTAGTCAATCATGCGAGGTTGCTGATTTACACGTTCTGCGCGTTCTGCAATAGCCAGTTGAGCCAGTCGGTCAATGTCTCTTTGGTTAGCTTTGCTTCCCTGTGCGGCATAAACGCCACCGAAAATCCAAGCTCCGATGCCAGTCAACAAGGCTGCACTACCGATAGTAATAGCTGCAATTGATGTTCCGCTGGGTCTCTTTGCTGTTTTTTCAGCTACCATGAAGTGCTCGTAGGAACTCATGTCGGTTCCATCGGACATGGCTTTCATTGCCATTAAATCTTCTGCTGTCATAGTCATAAAATATTTATTGTTTCAAGGCAGCCCGATGTAGGCTGCATGACAAAGGACAGGATAAGTACTATGCCACCGAAATAATACCTTGCAACTTCATTGCTAATTCATTGCTCGCGTCCAATGCTAAAAAATCACAATGATAGAAAAATAGTTATCTCATCCTTTGTGATTGATAGAATTATAGTTATCTTTGCAGCGTTATCCACATGACTGATAAGTCATTTCGTTTAATTTTAAATCTTAGTAAATGAAAGTTTTAAAAGTAAAGGCTGTGATAGCCTTATTAGAGGCGAAAGGGTGGAAACATATTAGGACTAATGGCGATCATAGAATTTTTAGGAAAGATGGCGAACCTCGCCCGATTCCTATTCCTGGAAATCCTAATGATGATTTAGCCATTGGAACACTTAAATCAATTTTCAGACAAGCCGGTTTAACAGAAGCTGACTTGAATGAAATTTAATCCACTCTTTAGGGAACAGCAGGACAATAGCCAGTCCTGCTTTCTTTGAAGAGAGCAAAAAAGGATATTATTAACGAGTAATAAATTATGAAGTATGAAACCGCTAACCGTTATCATCGAGAAAGCAGAAAATAATTATTCTGCTTATATCCAAGAAGTAGATGGTATTGTAGCAACCGGAAAAACCGTAGAAGAAATTAAAGCGGGCATCATCAACTCTATTAATGTATTAATAGAAGATTGCAAGGAATTTGGTGGTGTTATTCCTGTTGAACTTCAAGGAGACTATGAATTGTCGTTTAAAATGGATGTAAAATCATTACTCCAATTTTATTCCGGCATCTTTACAAAAGCTGGTTTAGAACGTATTACCGGAATAAACCAAAAACAATTATGGCATTACGCATCCGGAATGAGAAATCCCCGTCCGGAACAAACTTTAAAAATAGAAACAGCGCTTCACAAATTAGGTGAAGAATTATTGGCTATAAATTTATAACGCTGTTCCCTTTCCGCTTCTAAAAGCCCTCATTGAGAAATGGGGGCTTTAGCATTTCGCCAATATCATATATACCACTCTTTATGCTCCACTTATTCATTTTATTTTCAAAATGATTGCGTATATAATTAACCGCCTGCCGGGTTAACCCCGTATTCTTGGATATATCCTCGTCTGTCAGATATTTAGACAGAAAATATATTAAAATATAACGTGCGTCTACACATTCCTCCTTATTGCTTTCAATCATATCCAATTCTCCAACCCCTGTATGCCTGCATACCGTAGACATCATAATCTGATACAAATCTCCTGTTTTCATATTATTCTGCTTTAAAACATGTAATTATTAAAAACAAAAATCACAACCCGGTGTTATTAAACTCGAAAGCCTCGTAACAACTCGGATTGTGATTGTTGTCTCTTGTGTTCGTTTCGCAGACAGAGGACAAGAGATAGGGGCTTTCTTTCTACTCTAAGCCCCGAAAGAGCGTCAGCTAAAGCCAACTTCTACACTTATTTCTTCTTTATCCTTATGGCAAGCCAAAGAACAGCCAATGCGACGCATGCAATGTTTAGCATCATGCTCGCACCTCCGTAATTGATTTTAAACCGTTCCCACCATGATAGTTTTCTTTCCACAGGATAAGGCTTTGGCACTTCAATTCTTCTTATCTTTTCAATGAAGTAAGGTATCTTGACCGTCACCGTAGATTGGGGATAGATGCCTAATGAGTGGTTCAATATCCCCTTATTCCAAGACGCATAACTATAAGCATACGGGTTATGCAGGAATGACACAGTATCGCGGGTAGACACGCTGTCTTTATAAGGTATCAGCTTCTCCTGAAACGTTGTATCGTGGTAGACTATACTGTCAAGCACTTTTGTTTCAACAGGCACATAGACCGTCCTCGTTCGGCACGAAGCAAACACGAACACCAGCAGCATAGCCAGCAATCCAACAGACGCCCAAAACAATAGATTTCTTAGTTCTTTCATGGCATTATCCTTTGAAATATATGACTTTACCCTTTGTTCCGTCATTACGCATATCAAGATGCACCCACGTAACATCCTGCTCCAGCCTTATGGGATACGGAAGAAGTATTTGGTTTGCCTTAATCCAGTTGCGGACCTCAAGATCCGTCATGTCCTTTACATCGAAATCAATGCCCGTACCTTGTATGTGTGCCGATACGTACACTTTCTCAAGCCTTGTCTTTTCTGCAACAAGCTGGCAGACATTGCATCTTAACCCTCGTTGTGTCACATTACCGCCTACCTGCCAATTATTCACATAGATAGGCTTGCCAAGTTTTTCCCTGATAACAAGCAGTGTTTCCAACAGGCGGTTATCGAAGAACTGCCAAGCGTTATCACCGAACTTCTCGTACACGTGCCGGCATACAAGTTCCTGAATGTCGAAGTAGTCTTTAATATTCATTTCTTTTCCTCCTCGTTTTTGGTTATTGCTATATTTGCAAAAAAAATCATGTTAAAATACAACTCATTTTTCTATGGATTTATCGACATATCCGGTTCTCTTTACCGAAAGCGTATAAATTATTATATAAAAAGAAAATGGTGCAATAAAAGCAAAGTCAATTAAACTCATTTATTTTCCTCCTTATCTTTCGTTATTATCTCACTAACATCTTCCTTATCAACATTAAAAACCTTTTTGCAGAATATGCCCAAAGCCTTTAATACATTAAAATCATACCCTTTAGGCTTTAATATGTTGCTTATAATAGAACAAAACTCTATAAAGCACACAAAGAGACAGGAATATATATCAATGTTCCACTTGTCCCCGGAAGCAATGTTTATCATCACAACCATGCAGACAAAGGCAAAGTAAGTTACCATTTTACCCATAGTACGGCGTATGGCTCCGGAGAAACGTACTTCCTCATTCATTAATAAACTCTTCCTAACTCCAAACGCCAAATCGCAGATAATAACTGAAAATGATACTATCAGCCAAGGTATCATGTGCTCCAATGACTGTATAATAAAGCTGCTTGCTATCACCGCGAATCCACCCGGTATGCTTTGGGTAACAATGTTTTCTTTCATTTTATCGTTATGTTTAAATTTCTTCTTATCTTTGTATCATTCATAGTATCAGAACTAATTACTACTGCATCCCCGTTTGGCTCGTGAGAGTGGAGCGGGGGTTATTATTACTAAGGGTTATCTACCCATTCGCCTGTATCCATGTTTTGATAGCGGCTAAACAACACACCCGCCTTGCCATTGACAACAATAGTCAAACTGACAAATAGGAATTGCGTGTATTCCATTCTTGGTGAATAGAAACTGCCTGACATTCCGAATGATTTAGTCTCTCCCGGCTGTGCTCCAGTTGTAACCGGGCCAAAATAATCACTGTCTCCCTCGCTATAATTTTCAATATAAGCCGTTATCTCTACATTGTGGGTTACATTGCCATTGTTCTTTATGTAACCGCTAACATCATATACAAGCCAAGCAGGCTCATCGTAATTCACAGTTTCTGTATATAGTACCTTTGGATAACCAACCAGCTCATACTGAAGCGTAGGATTGTAGGTGCTTTTAAGAGCAGCCCTCCCGTATCCGGAATTAGAATCAGGAGCTAAGTAATATTCAGCTCCTGACGGAGGAGGAGCGGATTCATTTCCGCCTGTGTACATGTTAGGAGAAAGTATGGTGTACATGTCTATTGTATCACCTTCTTTCCAGCTTTGAAGAAGAGGAACGCTTAATGTGTCTGACGAAAAGTATTGTAAGGTTGTGGCGGACGTCCTGTATGCAGATTGATTTCTCGTCCTGTTCAAGGCCATTATTCCCGGATACCAACTAAGTTCATCGGAATGTACGTCTTTTGCCCTGATATTTCCTTCAGGTAAATCAAAATCATCATCTATATCCAATGTCACATAATTGTATCTATCAGGTTCATCTATGCTTAGCTCTGCCGGGAATCCAGTTCTTACCGGGGATATAGCAGCGCTGTTATAACCTCTGAAATCCTCCAGTCTATAAGGCTCGGCCACTCCTCCCCTTGGTATATTGTATCCCCAAGATATGTCACCACCTATGTTAGAAGTGTCTACTTTTACCACATAAATACCGTATCGAGCATCATTGAAATCGGAATCGGACATTCCAAAATCTTTCCTATATCGAACAGGTTTGCGCTTTGAAAACTTATTAATTCTTGCATCCGCGGTAAAGTAACTTGGCGCATAATTGATATTAACACTGCCTCCTGCATCACGCAGAACCGCACCTACTTCGGAGCTTAAATCGACATCGGTATTAGGTACAATAGCCATATCATACCTCCTTCCGTATAATGGTGATACCACCAGTAACAGCAATAGACATATCACTGTCACCGTCAATCTCGTAGTCTCCATGTACGACCCTGTCCGCTTCATATAGGCTTTCATCTGCATAGCAATTCCAATTAGAGGATTTTACCCCCCCCCGCAAACTATTGATAACCAATAGATTACCAACAACTAACAAATCAACCTTTACCTTTTTCATGGCACAGCCCCTTTCTGATTAGTTACTTGAACACATCAAATACACCCTCTATTGCAGTGCGCAAGATGTACGGATAGTTCTCCGCATACTTTTTCAGGGCTACTGCCTGTTCTTTTGTTACCTTTGACTTGCCTGTCTTGTAGATTTCGCGGGCTACTTCCACCTCGCCCAATTCCTTAGACTTGGAGTATATCACGTTGGCAAACTGTTTAACCAATACGCCAATCTCACCGTCACCGTCTACGAATATCTTAGACTTTGAGCCGTCAATGTTTTCGATTTCTGCTTTGGCAAAGTCAATATCTCTCAACTCTTCTTTTTCTTTCTTTTCTTCCATGATGATTATAGTTTAATGGTTGTACAATTACAATGAAACAGGCTGTGCAGTAGCTATCTTGGCTTTCGTGTCGGCAATAAAGGTGTTGACGGCCGCGGTGATATTGCACTGTTCCTGCTTGTCCCCCACGTTATGGTTGATGCTCAGGTTCTCGTTGCCGTAACTGTTGAAAGTAGCCACCTGTGAGCCGTCTTTCTTCACTGTGCCTGAATTGATGTTACCTACAATGCCGTTGTTTATCTCGGCATCCGCTTCAATGTCATAGACCTTAGATTCGTCTACGGAGTTATTCACTCTTACTGTTGCTCTCACTAACTTTTCATAAGCCACTTTTTCAGTAGCGGTTGTTGATGTACTCATAACTTTTGTTTTTATTGGTTTTCTATTCTACTATTTCAATCTCTTCAATCTCAAAGAAGTACGTGTAATATCCTTTGAACTCACAGAACCCTTTTGCACGATTTTCCTGCATGGTACTATCGTAATCATTTCCTTTCTTGAATGCTTCAATCATTCTTTCAAGAGCATTGTCCGCGTCCTCTGACCTCAAGTAATATTCTCTGTCGTACAGTTCGTCAACACCGATGTCAGGTGCGTGGTATTTGCTTAAAACTAAATATGCTTTCATGCTATTCTATTGTTATCATATTGTCATTTGCATCAACTTGAAGCCCAATAATTTTCATTTGGGAAAGGCCGATGATTCCCAGTATCTCTATCCCGGTCTCACGCTCTATGCTGTTTCTCACGCCTGATATGTCGGTAATGAGGAACTGCGGAATATCTTTCCCACCAAACCGCACAAGCGTATTGCAGTAATACACATCTTCCATTTCACCGCCAGCGCCAACAAGAGAGCCGGGGTATTTGCGTCCTCTCACAATGTCAAACTTCTTTACCTTGTCCTCGGCAATAAGCCCAACACTCGCACCTGTATCGATAAGGAAGAAGCCTTTCTTTCCGTTTACATCGGCTTCAATGATAAGCCGCTTGTCTGATAATGATTTGAACTGTTTCATGGTCTATTATTAAGTTAATAATACGTCTTAAAACGAACCGCTTGCTTTTGGAGAACCGCTTATATTCAGTGATTTGGTTATCTCATTTCCTGTATATGAAACATACAGATACCAATAGCCATACACATTCGTCTTGGTAGTGGTGTAGAAATTGTTGTTGGCAAATGAGGTAATCGTCCTTGTCTCACCGGGTGCAATTGATATGCTGGTTGAACCGACATTCCATATTGATACATTCGAGACATTAGTCATGTTGCTACCACTGAATAAACATCTAAGGCCTGAAACACTTGTACTAATATTGCCATTGTTCTTGATTACGATACTGGTCAAATATAGCCTGTATCCGTTGCCATAGTCTGCTCTCGCATAGTTGGCGGTAACCACCAACTGTGCTGCCTGCTTAACTATGGTGACTGTAGAGATAGACATTGTAAGCGGAAGACACTTCACCGTTTGATAACCGTTCCCGTCAGGATTTGGAAGCGAACTCGATTCAATGAGGAACGGCATTAACTTATAGGTTCCATAACAGTTCCTATCATTGATAGTAATAGCAGTCTCATGGTCTCCACCCTCTGTATGGGTATGGACTTTTACCTGTTCGATAGCATAGAACGTTCCGTTATCACCTTTAAGGATTACTCCGAGATAGCAGTTATCTGCTGACAGAATCAATGTTCCATACGGGTCTCTATTGTCAAGGTAGGATATGTTCAGCCAATTTGGATGTGAACTCTTTCCCCTCAGATTGACATATACCGCTACCCATGTATTGTTTCCGCCCATTGTTAAGTTTGTTTTGCTGGACGGATATATAGGTGCGGTAGCAGTTCCGTCATAGCCCCTGAAATCATCTAACCTGTAAGGTGAGGAAGCGCCACCAGTTGGCCTATCATATGTGTAGTACGCTGAAAGTTCCGCACTTGTCCTGTCGATGAATGCCTTGCAAGCGCCGAACTCGGTTTGCCATGGTATGTTTCCGATGCCATAGTTCTTAGTCGCCCTCTCTGCATCCGTCAAGTCGAAGTTTTTTGCGTAATTCATAGGCTTATACTTCGCCCATATCCTAATATTAGCAGCATCTGTAAAGAACGTTAAGCAGTCATTGGAAACACTCCCTCCGTTTGCATTAAGCGTATCGCGTATATCCTCTGTTTTAAGGTTTGTACTTGGTAATATATTATACACTGCCATTATGCTGCCCTCCTTTCCAGTTCGATAATACGGTTCATCATTTCTTTATTGCTATCTTTCAACTCCTTGTTCTCTCTTTCAAGGAATTCTATTCTCGTTTCGTGGTTATTGAAATCCTCTATCAAAAATCTTTGGAAATGCTTTGCCATAGACAGTACGCATGTAGTTGCAAGCACATCATAACTCATTGTGAAGAAGCCCTCATTGTCTGTGTCTGTCACCTGTGGAAGGAATCGATTCCAATACTGGGCACTCGTTCCTGCTCTGACCTTGCCTTTTTCATCTTTCTTGAAAATGTAATCGAAAAGGTCAGCATTTGCCATTACGTCAAGAGGTACGATGATGCTGTTCAGGACGTTCTTCTTTCTTAAGTCGGAGTACATTGTTATTCCGCCAGCGGTAAGAATATTGCCGTTAACATAAAATCTATTTCCACCATAAGCAGAAAATGAGGCAACTTCGTTATATACTGTCCCGTTTGCATCATAACTCCATAACGAAAGCCCTCTTGTAATCTCGCCCTTAGCGTGATACCAACACCATTCATAATCGGGGTCTGTGCCGGATATAGCGGTATTAAATGTTCGATACGCAGCGTAATATTGGGTCGAGTAATTAGATACTTCAATTTGCATACATTTCATAATACCACGAGCCATAAACGATCCGTTTACATCTAACTTGTGCTCAGGTTTTATGCCTATGCCGACGTTGCCGCCACCCATACAGCAAATTAAGTTATTAGAAGTATTATGTTGGAGGTCTAATTCAGCCCTATAATTATTTATCTCACTACCTCTTCCACTATCATTTCCGTTGTTATCTGTCTCAATGCAGATATTAGCAAATTTAGCTCCTCCTGTTACATTGTTTGTGCCGTCAAAGGGCTTGCTGAAGATTGTGCGAGGGGTTTGCAGCTTGGTGGCGGAGTAGACATTGTCCGTAACTCTTGCAAGCTGTTGCCACGCTCCCATACCACCGTCAGAAGGAGCTCCATGCCTACGATAATGTAATGGAGCATCATAGGAATAGGAAGTACCCAAGTAAAATCCATATTTATTTGTGCTTACATCAATAAAGCCACCATTAAACGGAGCGTTATTGCCATACGTGAAGCTTATCATAGGTCTGTTATTGGTGGTATCGCAATCGTATCCAGGACTGTCAGTCCACCAGTTTCTCAAAAACGCGGTCTCGTGATACCCGTCCAACAAATCCGCATCCAACCCTGAACCTGAACCGTCGTTGCCGGCATCCCAAATCCTATTACCAAGCCTTGTTAATGTGCCATCTTTTGCAACGTTAAACAAAGCTCCAAGATTTACATCATCCTCATTTAGTACTCTGAATACAGAACCATTATCACCTGAGCCGAATGCTGTAACACAATCATTTGTTATGGCTAACCCTCCAGTGTCACTGGGCGCGTCATATCCGTTAGTCTGTATGTATAGGGCCTTAGTGTTGTTAGCAGCACTAATATCGTGCATAACAATACCACCAATATTTGCATCTCTATAACCTATGATATAAGCTGCACCTGAATTAGCAGAAGACCTACCATAAATATCAGAATCATTTGACATTAGCAATGTTCCCGTCATCGTATCCCCTGCCTTATTTACAAAAAATTCGTCACACTCACTCTTACTGTATACTGTTGTGTTTATCTCGTGCTTCGTATAAGCATCCGTAATCCCATATCCCCCCAGCGTAGTAGGATGAGAGGACAGCTCATCAAACGAATAACTCGGCTTGTTCGGCTGCTTGGCCCAAGAATACACGTCACTTGCTGGCAATGTGGTGGGGTAATTCGGCAATGTAATAAGCTTCGTGGTTTCATCAGGAGAATAGGTTGTTCCGTTAAGTATAATCCCGTCTACCGAACCACCTCCAACACCGCCTATTACGCTTAATACATCACCCTCTTTTGACAAGGTGGTATTGTCAATCGGAAGCGCATCAAGAATGGTTGATGCCGTATGACTGCCTTGTGCAAACATGGTAAGACTACCCGTCAAAATCAAATCACCGTCTAACTCAACCACTCCGTCAGAATGCTTCTTCACAAGTATATCACCGATATTCAAGCCGTTTATAAACGACTTGATACCTGTAATGTCCTGTGCGCCTGATTTGGTTACGTAATCGGATAATAGCCCGGATATGTCGTTTTTGGTGTAGGCGTCTGTGATGCCATAACCTGCAATAGTGGTAGGCTTGTTCTGTATCTCACTGAAATCATAGGTCGGTTTGGTGGCGCCTATCCATGAGGGTTTGTCCGAAACATTCTCCCAATTGGTAGGGAACACTGACGGTTTACCGCCAATTTCATCCCATGAGTAAGAGGGCTTTGTGCTACCTATCCAGCTGGGTTTTCCTGATATGTTGCCCCATTCAAGCGAAGTCGGATAATTAGGCAAGGTGATTATTCCGTCCTCATTAGGAGTGTAAGTATTACCGTTAACCACTATACCATTAGCAGTACCCTTTCCACCTGTTGAGACAAGCTTTCCGTCAACCCACTGTATTGTCACACCGTCTATTGGGAGACCTTCGTAGATTGAAGGGACTTGAACGTCTGCGCCTGCGTACATGGTTACTCCGTAGGCGGTAATCAACGGTTTGGTTAAGAACAAGTATTCCTTTCCGTTATCGTCAACCCTCTCTTCAAGGTTTCTGTCCCAAACTACTTTGTCGAGCTTCTTTCTATATTGTTTGCTTAGTTCGCTTTGTGATGAAAACTTATTATTTACAGATGTTTCAATCTCACTAATCTGTCCTTGTATTCTTTCAAGGGTGCTTGCGCTTGGCTCATTATTAAGAGTTACTTCAAATGTCGGTATCAACCCTTCTCCCTCTTTTATAGAGAGAGACTGTATTATCACGTTCTCATGGTCTATCCCCATTTCGGGATCATTCACAGTAAGCCGCTTACCTTCCATTATTTCATTATAGAAGTTAGCGTTTCTTGCCATGAAAATTTCGTCAACGCCTATATTGTAAGAGTAGTTTGTACTGCTGTATTTGGCAATATATTCTTTAGCCCTTTCCAATAACCTGTTTTCGGCAGCACGAATATATTCCTGTGGCATGAGTATGTTCAGAAGAACAAACCTGTCCCCGGCTTTCATGTTCCAGTCCTTGTTAGGAACTGTGAAATTATCTGTATCCGCTTCTTCGAGGGTGTTTCTTCCGAGCGTAAGGGTGTAGCTGCCGTCCGAAGCCTTAACTATTTTGGCAATAGCGAAGGCATACCCTTGCAATGCACCGCTCTTCATGGAAAGCTGCGCTTCTGGCATATAGCTTTCGTTTAAGTCAAATCCCAAGTCATAAAGCTGTACCGTAAAAGTGGGTTGCGTTTCACTTGTTATTGCGTCAACACTCTTTATCTCGTCAATAGCCTGTCCGGCAGAGTTCTTCATCCCCGTAATAGAGGGATAAATATCGTCATAGGTTATCACGCCTTCGCGAATCCCATATTTGGCGATAGCCTCGTTTGACGCCAGCACAAAGTCGGTAACTCCGTCAGTCTTAAAACTTGGCAGCATAAGACGAAGAGGAGATAAGGCGTAGTTGGCGGGGAGAATACTGTCAGTCCATTCAGGCTTTTTCGGATAACTGTAATCAAGGTTTCTTGTGCCACCATAGGCTCGTAACTTAGTTACAATTCCTGTGTCCGCATCAGATATTCGTTCAATCTCATATAACCCCTTACCTTTGCCGTATTCAAAAACATTATTCACTACCGGTTCCGCACCGCCAATGGTAACGCTTCTTCCTTTTACGAAATAATTCAGCTTGTATTCTGTGTTTACAAGAGAAAGAGCGCTCCAGCAGTTTTGGTTACTCATGGAGATGTTCTTTTCCTCGCTGTCTACGCCATCTGCAAGGGTTATGCTCCATACACCTTTCCCGTACATGGCGTCCAAACACGCTTGTATCCTTTCTGCAAGATACTTGACCGTTCCGGTAAACTCAACAACTAAAGGAGTAGGGTAGACTATTCCGTTGTCACTGGGAACAATATTACGCATCATGCACCTTTCAAGCTCGTATTTCAGAGAAACGAAATTAAGGTCATAACTGTATTGATGCTTTGATATTTTCTTTACCGTAGGAAGAAGCTCCAGTTCAAACCGTTCTCCTCTATAATCTATGTAATCAAATACGTCAAAGTTTATTTTGGCATCAGATATAAAAGTTGATGTGCACGCGCGTTCCGCCATGAAAACCCCGGTGTACTCCAGCTTATCCAGTACACATCTGACTGTTTGTCCGTCCTTGCTATATACCGTAAACCGTCCCATTAGATCGAAAGTGTTATTTGAGTTTGAGGGTCAGTAACCCGGAATGTAACACTGAATGTCAACACATCTCCCTCGTCAGTCTTGCGAACGAAAAGATCCGGTTCTACGGATTTGTAGTAGACACCCTGCCTGCCTATCTTGGTGTAGGTGTCGTAAACCTTAAGCTCTGCACCGGAATTGTCTTTGCCGGAAAGGTAATCCAAAAAGCCAATCACCTTTTCATTGGCTGTATCCATTTCTCCCTTGTATGCAAATTCCACGTCAAGTTCATAGGCTTGCATGTAAAGTCTATCAGGGATAAATGTATCCTCTCCGTCCTCGTCTTTCCAGTCTCTCTTCGGCAATTCTTTAGTTTCTCCGTAAACAGCAAACGGAAAGTCCTTGCACACAACTCCCCATTGGGACTTTGTATCAATAACAGGACTTCCCGGCTTACTCTTTTGAAAATAGATACTGTAAAGCTTTGCCATGTGTTATCTTGAGTTTGTGTTGTAAAAAAACAAAAAGAGCCAACTAACGGGAATACCGTTAATCAGCTCTTTGGCTTGTTCAATGTTGATGCAAATATATAGAATATATTCTAAATAATCAATACAAAAACATAGAAAATAGATGATTTTTATTGCTTCTGCTTATGATTAATAGCCAATACTATCCGGCCATATAAATTTCATTTGCCCGGAGTAACTATTTTCATGTATGGATTTATCATGCGTTTCCCTTTCAGCGTCTTTTCAAGCTCATCTATTCTTTCGTGTGCCATCTGTAAATCTTCGGACAGGCGCAATAATTGTCTCGCAAGGGAAACATTCTCTTTCTGCAATTCGTATATTTTTTCTTCCATGATGAAATATTTGTTTAGATATTAATAATAGGGTATAGTTATGGCTATCGGGCATTTGAACCGAATGCTAATTTATTAAATAGCGCGATTAGTATTTCCTCATGCAGCTTACGAATAAGGCTATAATAGATATAATAATACCTATGACAGAAAGTATTAAATTCCAATTAACAGGATTATGCAAGTTTGGATTAACGGCAAGGTAATGCTTTCCCTCTTCGGTGAGTTTGACACTCCACACTTGACCGCCAACCAAATAAGAAGCCTTTACCAACCCTTTTCTTTCAATGGAGCGAACGGATGCGGCAAATACATGCTTCGGATATGTAACAGGACATTCTCCGCCAAATTCCGAAACAATCCTAAATGCTTGCTTTTCCTCCTTTGTAAGTCTTATTCGCTCCATAACCTACTCGTTTTCTGCAAATTTACTAAATACTACGCAAATATGTGTTGTTGCGCTATACTATTTTATAGGCGAAATCTTTCTGTCAGAAGGTTTCCCACCGAACAACTGATTGATATAAGCAAGTCCTTTGGGCTTACAAAGTACCTTTTGATATAATATGTCGGGGTGGCTGTCTCTGTGTATAGGCGGTAACAGCGTCATTTCAAAATACCCGGCGTCAATGTACTTTTGTTTCGGTTCGTTCCTGTCTTTAAAGAATACGCCCACTTCCTTTAACTTTTTGAAAAGGGTGTTTCTCCCGAAACCGAGGTTGAGAATCTTTGCGGCTTGGCCTATGTCTACTTTGCCCTCTGCTTTGAAAGCGGCTTCGGCAAAGTCGGCTTTGGGTTTTAGTTTGGCGTTCTTCTCTTCAAGCTGCTTCTTTTCTTGTTCTAATCTCGCCTTTTCCTCACGCTCATTTTTTAACTGTGTAGCAAGGCTGATAACAAGATCGGGGTTGTTTATCATCTGCTCCAAAGTTGGCTGCGTGGCGGCCATGCCGTACCGCATCAGCTCATCAAGTTTTTCAGTACACCACAACTTTAAATCAATGTCTAACCATTGGCAGAAATCAACTACTATTAATCTATGCATCCAAGTACCGGGAGCCATTCCACCTCTTTCTGTTCTAACTAATTGATTTTCAGCAATACCATATTTTCTTGTAATGGCACTAATTAATTGATTTGTAGCAGGTAAGGATAGATAATCATTAGGACGCTTCCCGTATATTTTAGCAAGCTGTGTGGCGTTAACCATAACATCATCTTTGATGTCAAAAAGTACCTCGTTTCCATTATAAGAGAAAGTCTTGCTCGTCTCGTGAGCGGACGCAATTTGTACGGTACTATTATTCCCGTTCAAATAGATTTCATTTGGTTGTCGCATGAAATGAAATTATTTGTTTATAAAAAAGGAGAAGTACACCCTAAGTCTGCGACAACCTCTTTACTGCTATGCAGCAAATAAAGACACGAGTGTAACTTCTCCATTATATTATTAAAAAAAAATATCCGTATGGATATAAAAAATCCACATAGCTGTTATGTAAATAAAGTTGTCGCATCGCAAAGATAGATATAATCTTTGAAAGCGCAAACTTCTTATTAGAAAATCAATTTCTTTCATGTATTTTCTATGTTTTCGTGCAAATATATAGAAAATAGATGATTTTTCTCAAGTGATTCGGATAATAAAAGGGTGGATGTGTTTTATAACATACTGTGTATTACAACAACGTGGGTTAATTATGACGACCTTTGTTAAACAAAATATTAGAACATGAGTATTTCCAATTTATTTAAAAAGAAGGAATTAAGGGAAATTCAAGAACTGAATACCTCTATTTTGGATCTGCAAGGAAAACTGCAATCTAAAGAATGGGACTATGATAGGCTCCAAGAGAGGATGCAATCTAAAGAAAATGAATGCGAACAACTTAGAAATGAAATTTGCTTATTTAATAAAAAAAAAGATTTATTCTCCAACTATGAAAAATTTGCAAATATAGAAGCTGAAAAAAATAAATTATTATCTGATATACAAAAGAATAAAGAACTATTTCTAAATATAGAAGGCGAGATAGAAAAACTTAAAGAAGAAAGCGCCCTGCTGTCGAATGAGATATCTACAAAAAGAGCAGAAATATTACAACTGAACGATGTAATACTTTTACAAGAATTTGGATTGTATGAACCTGTATATGATTTTGCAACATCAGATAAATATAAAGAAAGACTTGAATCCGTAAGGGAAGAGCAAAAAGATTGTATCCGTAATGGGAATGCTGCATTATGTAGTAAGGAATGGGCCATTAATGGAAGCTATTCCAAAGGGATCGTCTTAATAAAAAAGAATATTAAGCAAATCGTTAGAAGTTTTAATAACGAATGCGATGTGCTTATTAGCAAAGTTAAGTTTAATAATGCGGAAGCATATATTCACAAGATCGTGAAATCATACGATGATTTAAACAAGTTGCACGAGCCAATGAGCATACACATTACGCAATCATATTTAAATTTAAAAATAAAAGAATTAAGGCTTGCTTATGAATATGCCATGAAAAAACAAGCAGAAAGAGATGAGCAACGTGCTATAAGGGAGAGAATGAGGGAGGAGGCCAAACTCATGGAGGAAATAGAGATACGCAGAAAGGAAGTTGCTAAAGAATTGTCGCATTATAATAAACAGGCTATACAAGTGGAGGAATTATTGTTAAAAGCACCGGAAGAGGATAAGCAGCATTTAATCGAAAGGAAAGCGTTTATTACTGATAGATTGAATGAATTAGACCGAGAAATTAAAGAAATGGATTACAGAGAAGCAAACAAAAAGGCTGGGTATGTATATGTGATTTCTAATATTGGTTCGTTTGGAGAGAATGTATATAAGATAGGTATGACCCGTAGACTTGAACCTATGGATAGAGTTGATGAACTTGGTAGTGCATCTGTTCCTTTTAAATTTGATGTGCACGCTATGATATTCTCAGAGGATGCGCCAAAATTAGAATCTGCGCTTCATCGCGCTTTTGAATCTAAAAAGGTGAATATGGTGAATAATAGGAAAGAGTTTTTCAAAGTCTCTTTGGAAGAGATAGAGAAAGTAGTAAGGGAAAATTTTGAAAAAGCTGTGGAATTTATTCAAATGCCTAATGCCGAGCAATATAGAGAGACTTTAAAAATAACATCATTAGATAAAAACAATTAATTATGCATTTAGGTTTTATACTTTTGACAATAATTTTACTTATAATAGTATGGAATACTAACCCGGCGCTGGTTATTATATCCGTAGTGATAGGAGTTACGTTTGCGATTGCAAAAACAAAAGGAAGTAATATTAATGAAGATAAAAAAAAATCAATAGGAAATGATGACGGTTTTCAGCCGCAAGCGGGTTCGTTTCCAAAATACGAAAAAGAGGAAAAGTATGACGAAGAATTATATGATACAATTGAAGTAATCAAAGAGGAGCCGCAAAAAAATATCGAGGAAGCAAAACAAGAAAGCATTTATTTGGAAGAAGAATATGAGCCCAGATACAAGCACTGTAATAATTTGACTTCAAATATAGATAATATAGACTTAGAGGCGTGGGATGGCCTTTCTTTTTCAATGGATGAAATTTGTGGGACATGGAAATTTAAAGACGTAAAACCGATCCGAACCGTTGTCATAAATTCTAATATGACATATTCAGACTCCACAGTAACAAAGAAAAAGAGTTACCCTTTTATTATAGATGGAAACCATATATGTTTTTATGGAGATGATGGCAAGTTGTTATCATCATGGAATATCATAGAGCTGTCGAAAGGCAATATTCTGCATGTTATCTTAAAACATTATTTTTCAGGAGATATGTTTAAATCTTTAAATCGGCCATTTGATATGTATTTAGAGAAAGTGGGAGATAGCCTTGTATAATATGAATTCGATTACCACATCCTCAGGTAAATCGGAATTTTCTCTGCTTTTCTTGCCTTACATATTTTCGTTCTATCTTTCTAAAATTACTATTGTTAAAAAACTGATTTATTGGTTATTTATTTGCTTGTTCGTTCTATCTTTCTTATATTTGCATATCAAATAACGCTATAATGAGTAATTGGAGCGAAAAACAAGAAGCGAAGAAAGAGGGCAAGGAAAAGGATAAGGTAAGGCGTGAAAAACTTGCAGGATTCTTTTTTAATTTGGCGCAAGTTTCTTTCACTGTATTATCTTTGGGATTGGCAATAACCCTTGTGAAAGAAGAACTTTATGATAACATTTTATTAATTGTTCTTGTTTCTATGGGAATTATACTTACGGTATTATTTGCAAAAATAGGTAATAACATTTTAAGATAAATATTATGGTTGCATTATATGGGTTTGGGCTTATAACAGTAATAACTGTTGCCTTTTGGATTTATACAGAAACTCCCTCCGGTAAAAAGTGGATAAAAGGGTTGTGATAATATGGATGGATTGACAATATTATTTATATTTACGAGTATAATAGGGGGAGGTTTTGCACTTTGGCTTAAAACCAAGTCAGGCAAGAAGTGGCTTGCAAGCTTATAAATTGACTGTTATTTAGATAAAACAATAAAGCCAGACACTACATCTGGCTTTTTCTTTGCAATACATCTCCCTCGGTTTCTACTACACAGTCCTCTCCATGAATATATACATATACAGAGGCTATCCCTTTTTGAATTACGTTTACCTTTGCCCGGTCATACACATTAATGAATATCTTGCAATATTGAGAACAGTCAATAGTCACTTCGCTATCATGACGTACATACAAATCACATATAGAGAAACCGTCAAATAGGAGAGTACCTTTACAGCTTCCGTTCAGTACGGATGTGTGGCTCATATTTCGCTTTTGTACATCTTCATCAACAAAAATGTTGTTTCTGTGAAGAATATCCTTATCGAAGTTTTCCTTTATGAAAGTATTGGTAGGGTACCCTTTGTCTATACAGAAATCAATCCCATGCAAATACTTGTCAATTAACGCTTGTTGATCGGGAGAACCCCATTGTTCCGTCCATTCCGTACATAATCCCAGCGATACTGCTTGGTTGAGTAATGTTCTGCTTAAATCCTTGTCGTTCATAATTTTATATATTAATCTTTCGTTTCCCTTTGTCTATAACCATACCCACTAATCCCATAAACTCCTTTAACACAGCCAAGTTGGCTTCTGTGTTTTGAGCACTTCTTAGCGTATTGTTAGCTATCGCTCTTAATTGCGTTAGTTGCTGTTCTGCGAGAATATTGTACTTTGGGAAAATTTCATTTCCTAATTTTTCAAGAAGAGCACGTTTTACACTTACATCCTGTCGGATGCTATTCAGGTATGAACCTAAAAGGTTTGCCGTATCTTCTGTTACACCTTGTATTCCTTTTGTTAATCCGGAAGTGGAAGATTCCCCGGTAGCCGTAAGCGCTCCTCCGGTAGCTTTATCAAAGGCTTCAAGGAAAGATTGCGAGGCATCTATCATGGCTTTCCCCTCATTGTCGAAAAAGTCTTTTATAGCCCCTGCTGCAACAGCGCCATTGTCTTGAATATCCGTAAACTCCTTAAACAGGCCTTTTTCTCCGAAAAGTTTATCCTGTAACTTTTCAAACATGGGCTGTATTACCAAGTTCTTTAATATGTTGTTGGCAACACTTCGCATGATGTTGTTCACTACGTTGTCAAAAGCCTGCGCTGCATCTTCTCCGTTGGCAAAGGCTTCCGTTAGCGCATCGCTTATCTGACTTGCCCAATCCTGAAAATCTATTCCGTACAAATCTTTGGTAAGGTCTTCCACGAAATAGGCGATTTGCTCGTTCAGTTCCGCAAGCTGGTTCTTATAGTCTTGTATCTTTCCTGCATCAGATTTCTTTTTCCCTTCTTCGTTTCTTAATTGTCCCTCTATCTCTGCGCGTTGAGAAACAAGTCCCACGTATTGGGCCTGATATTGTTTAAGGACGCTGTTATCAAGTTCCTTTCCCACACCAACCTTTTCCAATGCCTCCAGCGCTTCCTTGTCTACACCTATTTTAAAGTTTAATCCCATAAAACGCTGCATCCCGGCAGGAAGGCTCTCCATTGATTTTATCCGTTTTTTTAATTCTTCCACATAGTCCAAACCCTCGTCTTTTAATACTCGGAATTGCATTTTATAGCTTTCGGTAAGCGAACTCCCGGCGCGTTTAACTTGTTCTTCCAACTGTTCATATAGCAATATGGCACGCTCTATGCTTTCGTCTCCACCAAGCGATCTATCTATGGATTTTCCTAATTGATCATAGGCGGATTTTAACTCCTCAACTCTTTGTTTGCTACGCTGGATACTTCTTTCAAGTCTTTTGTCATGTAGTTGCGCAATGCCGGAAATAAGGCTTAACGCTGCACCTGCTGCTGCTCCCCAAGGACCTGCTGATGCCCCGAATAAAGAAGTCGCCATTCCCATGCCTTGCGATGCTCCTTGCAGCCCTCCTCCCAAAATTCCAGCAGCATCCGAAAGGCCTGTTCCCAGTCCAAGATTTTCAAACACTCCTCCTAAGAAATCCGCAGCTCCTGCAAGCGCATCAAACTTACCGATTACGCCTTGTATGGCCTTTGACTGGTCGGAATAAGCCGAATTTAAATCGTTCTCCGCTGCGTCTATTTCTGCCTTAGAAGCTCCGCTGCTCTTCAATGCTTCCAGCCTGTTTTTAGCCTCCTTAATGCTGCTAAAAGAGGTCTCCAACGCCTTAAACGGACTTCGTTCTGCAAATTCTCCACGAAGCTTACGCAACGCCTCTACCAATTCTTTGGTATCTTCGATTGATAATCCTTGCTTTTGGGAAAATTCCTCTACCTTAGAAATCATGTCGTCTAACGTAGATGTAGATACCCGGTCAAGGTCATCAAAGATACGCACCCAGTCACTGCTTTCCTTGAATTGATCGAATAACACAGACGATGTATCTTCTTGTGCCCGCTTGTTTACTTCTTTTACAAGGGTGTCGGCCTCTTTGCTGCCTATGCTTTCCCTGTTTTTCTCTATATCTGCAATGTTCTTTTGACGGTTACGTTCAATATCTTCTATCTTTTGGGAATAGTCTTTATAATCTTCTATCATGCCTGAAAGGTTTTCAATGCTTTCAGACCGCATTTTCTTGCCCTCCTCGCTTATTGCTTGATACAGCTTTAAAACGGCTCCTTCTCCGAATTGCTTCTTTACGTCATCCTCTTTCATGGCAAGGACATCAGTAATGGAAAACTTGCTTCCTGTCTTTTTTAGGGCATCTCCAAGCTGATTGCGGAAATCTTCAACAATGCTTTCAAATGATATGTTTTCACCGAAAGCAATGTTCATGGAAAGTGCTTTGTTTCCGGTCGCTTCAAATAGCTTTTTATACAAGTCCCATTTCTCTCCGGCTTGAGATATATATTTCTCTATTTTCTTTAAGGCGTTATCGGCTTCTTTTTTTGCGTTTTCAATCTGCTCTTTGTCTATCTTAACGCCAAGAGAAACATATAAATCTTTTTGCTTCTCCTTGCTTTGATCCAGCTGGTTTTGGATATACTTGTACGCCTTACTCGGATCGCTCAAGTCTAAATTTACCCCCTTGCTATCAAATACTGGTGCAAATTCGGGTATATTCTTTACTCTTTGGGCGGCCGATTCTTCCCCCTCTATTTTCCTCCATTTCTCGTAGCTGGATATAGCTTTTTCTATGAGGTCGGCACGATTCTTCCATTGCTCGGCAACAGAGTCTTTGGCTGTATCTGTTGACTTTTCTCTTCCGCCTAACGTTTCGTATATTTTCCTTGTCGTATCAAGTTCTTTGTTATAGGACGCTAATTGTTTTTCTGAAAATTTATTATCCGGATTAAGGCTGTCTATTTTCTTTTTTAAATCACTTATATTAGTAGACAACCTGCTCATGTATTCTTCATACGATTCACTCTCTTTAGGCTTTATGACATTCAAATCTCCAGCGAGCAAGTTTGCTTCCTTTTCCCAATCAGTCAATGGTTTACTTATATCTATTTGGCTCATCGAATGATAAGACTGTCTGGCTGTATCTATAATGTTAGCCAAGTCTAAACTTTGCTTTTCAAGTTCCAACAGTCTGTTTCTTGCTTTAGTAATATCCTCCGGTTTATATTTGGCAAAGGATAGTTCTCTTCCTGTCTCGTCAAACCTTCTATATCCACCCTCTCTGATAATCCCGGCAAGCCTTTCTCTTTCAACATCTACGCTCTGCTTTTGTATTTGCGCATTTGCCATGGTGCCGATAAATTGTTTTTTGTACAATTCCTTTTGCTCTTGAGAAAGTTTTCGCATCTTCTCAACAGAAAGGGATATTGCTACTCCGTATTTGTCTGTTTGGGTTACTGCATCCTTGAAGGTGTTAGATAAGTTCTTGGTTATACGTCCTAATTCCCTGCTTTCTTCTGCGCTTTTGTTGGCTTTTTGGCTAAGGGTTTCGTATCGGTCTATAAGTCCGTCAACGGCCTTGTTCCCCTTCATCTTATCGTTCGTATCGGAAATAGTCTTATTTAAATCTGTAATAACTTCTGTTGTAGTTTTGACTTCCTCTCGAAACATAACCAATGCTCCTACTACGGTTCCGATAAGAGTTATAATCCAAATTATTGGATTCTTTTTCATTGCAGCGTTTAACGCATTTTGCACAACCAGCAATCCCTTAGTTGCGACATTTGTCAACATAACAGCAGTTCTATACGAACCATATACAAACGCCAACATGCCAAGTATATCGGCAACGGTTTCCCAATGTTTCATCAGCTTGGTAAGTATTTCCAAACTATCTGAAAGGACGCCGCTATTACCCTCTGCAATGTCAGCCATCATCACATCCCAGGCATCTTGCAAGTTACTCCATTTACCCGCAAGACTTTCCGCAAGGGCTTCCTGCATATTGTAGAATTTCCCGCCTTCATTGGTTAACTCCCAAAGGACATCTTTCACCATACCAAAGCTGACTTCTTTTCGGCTGATCTTATCGAATACGTCTCCAGCACTGACAACTTTATTTTCAAGAACGGTAAACCGTTTCGCCAGCTCATCAACTAACGGAATGCCGGCTTCTGTGAACTGTCTAAGCTCTTGCCCGCGAAGAAACGCGGCACTACGAACTTGTCCGTATGCCAATATGATACGTCCCATATCAACACCGACACCCGCGGAAATATCAGCAAGCCGCTTAGTCGTATCGTAAAGCTCTTCGTAGGGGATACTATATGCAGAAAGCTGTTTTGCGTATGACGCTAATTCCTTAAACTGGAACGGGGAAGCCACCGCTAACTCCTTGATGCGGTTGAATATCGTTTCAGCTTTCATGCTATCTCCGATAATAGAGGTCAGTGCGATGCGTTGTTTTTGGAACTCCCCACCAATGGTATATAATCCCCTAATAAAACGTTCTGCCGTATATATGGAATACACGTTGGCGATTTGATTTCTTAACTCTCCGGCTATTCGAGACTGGGAAGACATGGTTGTATTTGCCCGCTTCATAGCGGAATTGTGCGTATCTGCGGCTTTTGCTGCTTGCAAACGGGCGTTTCTAAGCTGCTCAAGGGCCTTTTGAGAGTTGGCGTAAGCGTCGGCACGCATTATTTGAGAAACACCCCTCATAGCTCTTAATTCGCTTGTATTCACACCTTGCCCTTTAAAGGTTTCTGTAAGCTTCTTGATACTCTCACTATCCACCTCAAGCTTCACCTTGTACGTCTTGTTTTTCAGCAAGGAATCTACTTTATCCTCAATCTCTTTTACATCAACCTTCAATCCTACTTTCGCGCTGACGGTTGCGTGCATGTTGACGAGCTTTTTTTTGATAGCTTCGTATTCTTGTGGTGTATAGTCTTTCAGGTGAATCCCAAAATTCAAATTTCCGAGGTCTGCCATGTCGATTGTTATTTTGTGTCCTTTTTAATAGCGTTAACGCCGTTTACTATAAAATCATTAAGAGATATTCTTTGTCCTTTAGCCTCCTGCTCTTTCCTTTTTGCCTCCCATTTTCTTGTCAGCTCTTTCATCTCTTTGGAAGTGTGCATTCCCTTGTCTGTCTTATCGTCATTATTGTACACTACAATAGGAGCATCACATATAAGAAGCTCATACAGAGCATTGGTAAGCACCCAGTCCATGTACCAGTTAGGGATATTCACCATTCCCCAAAAGAGAACGAGAGGGCGGGTTAATTCGGGATGTTTTTCTCCGTTTGCAAAGGCTGCTCCTGCCGAAGTTCTTGAAGGATACGATCTGCTTCCTTTCTCGTCATCGTCATCACTGTGTCCTTCATTCCTGTCAAGAACATGGTAATGTTCAAGTATTGAAGTCTCTGAAATTCCACTTTTTTTTTACCAAGAGCAACGACACTTGTCAGTTCTTGGTCCGTATATTTCTTCCACAGAATGCGCCAATGTATCCAATGGAAAAGTCTTATTTTCCACCAGTTATTCAGGATTATAAGGGACGCACATCGGGCTGTCACCTCATCGTCTTGTTTGCATGATATAAAGGTGTGCGTCAGCTTTCTTATCGTTCCCCGGTGAAGCCACTTTATTCCAATCTCCTTTTCGCGAAGAGATACATAGTCTGTGCTGTTCTCAAGCACTTCATCAAGTCTTTCCTGTTCTACCGAAGTAGGTTGAGTTATCGTTTTGTCGTTCATAATGTTTTGAGGTGTAAAAAGAAAAGGCGGCGGCATAAAGCTCACCGCCATTAATATTAGGTACCAGTACCAGCCTGTGTAACTTCTACTGCTGCTGCTTTGCTTGCGGTAGAAATGTTCACAATGGCAGTTCTGACAGATGCTCCATTATTTGCATCAACCTTGACCGTTACCACTTTGCCGCTTACGGAAGTCTTGCACCATGTTTCTGTTGATGAAGCAGATACTGGGCTTTCTTCTGTTGTAGCTGTAATGGTCTTCCCTGTATTATCAGCGCTGCTGACGAAAGACAGGGAAGTAGGAGCTACGGTCAGGAGGCTTTTTTTGTTAAGAACGCGATATTGTCGTCAGAAGCAGCAGTGGATGCTGCACCGTCTTCAATTTCAATCGTTCCACTAAGCGCAAATGCAAACGGAGTGGTGGATGCGTTCTCGAACAACGGGCGTGCGTAGATAGCCATTTTCTTAACCAATATACATTTCTCTCCGTCTTCGCTCAACAACGCAAAACCTGCATTAATCTTCTTACTGTTCAGAGTTACGGAGATTCCGGAATACTCTTGTCCGTTTACGGTAGAAGTTGCTACTTTGTTGGCTTCTCCGAGGAAGAAACTAACCAAATCCTCGCTTATACTTGGTACAGTAGCAGCGAAAGTAATATCGCCTGCCGTACTTGTTACAGCCCAGTCCGCTTGAAGACCATGTACCTTTGTACGGTTCAACGTGGGTTCTGCTTGGGACAGGTTCAGGGAATCCACAGTAACGGGCAAGTCAAAATCCGGCTCCACTGTTGCAAAGTCAGTAATACCACCCTTTACCAGCATGATAGAAGAAAGACCGCTAAACACTTCTTTCAACTCTTGTTTTGATTTCATTGCCATAATAAAAAGTTTTAATTGTTTATTTTATGTTTATTTTATCACAAGGTCAGCCCTTATCAATGTAGCGCTAAACCCTAATCCGTCATTACCTTTCAGTGTCAGCTTTGGGTTAGAGACGGTGATGACACTGTCACTAATCGGGAACAAGGAAAGGACTTTCCCGACAAGGGCGTCCATTACATTTAAATCTTCAACGCCGCTTTTCTTTAATCTCACGTAGACCTCTACGGTGCAGTATGTTTGTACGTTTCCAAAACCGCATCCGTAAGTCGAGGAAGTCAATTGTCCTGGTAGTGATACTACTATGAAATTATCCATTTGCTTAGGAACGGCAGCGGGTCGGTCATTGGTAAACACGTTATCACTAACCGCAGTTGCTGCATTAAACAATGATTTAAGCGCGTCTTTGTATTTAAAATCCTGCTCGTATCCCATAACTTACATCGGTTTAAATGTCATCTTAGCTATGCTCTCTGCGTAATCGTATGTGTCGGAAAGCACATTCAGTCCTTTCTTGGATTCCAAATAGTTGGAATATTCAGTACCTGTGCACATTACCAACCCTATTACATCACGAGGAGACCTATAATTCTTGAGGAAATTTACAGATGTGGTTAATCCGTATTCTCCGTTGGTATCAATCAGGTTGTACTTTTTTATAGGTATAAGCCTTCCGTTTTCATAGCTTCTTACCATTATCACTCCAAGTCCGTCCCCTCTGCTCAATTTAGGGCGGGTAGCGTTCTTTAATCCTTGTGTGACAACAGCGGTTATTATTCGGGAAAGCCCGCCTCTATAATAAATTCCGACAGCCAATGAAGTCAACGTATTTCCGGTTACATTATGATATTGTGCTGATACTACTCCGTCATGCAGAAGCTTAATGGCAATCTCCGTTATCCTATCCAACATATAGCTGTCAATAACAGAATTAATCTTCTTCTTCGCGTCCTCCAAGACTTTGGCATTATCTTCCATACCTTAATTTTTAGCCAGATTGAAATATAACGTTGTTCCCATTTCCGTAGGATAGCAATCAGTTACAACACACGCTTCAAAGGTTCCGCCGTAGTCGGTAACGTCAACAAGGTCTCCCGCGATAATACCCTTCACAAGTCCGGGAATATCTATGGCGTAATCGCTTTTTATAACGTTGCTTTTCGTAAATGTTCTCAAAGAGGAGCTTCCATACTTGTTGCATTCTCCCTCATACAGAACTGTTTCCGATCCGTCTTCAAACGAGGTTTCCCCCGAAACACGATACACCTTGCATGTATGCGGAAAACGTGGATTGTTTACTTTCATAGAGGCCACCTTTTGTTCATGTTCATACCCAAGTTGACAATCTTAATAGACGATTTCTTAACATTCTCTCCATACAAAGCATATATGTCATTAGCCATTTGCCGTAAATTGCGCTTGTCATAAGCGGAACTCTCTGTACCGCCTTCTTTATGTTTCCAAACGCCATTAGCGTCCTCTACACTCCCCGTTACACTCGGAGTGCTCGCGCACCACATATAGAGATCTGCCCGGCATAAGTCCTTGAGACGCTTTTCGATTGTAGTTACATCAGAACCGGAGGTGATGCCTCTGTCAATCAATATCGTATTGATTGCGTTGTCTGTAACCTCGAAGCCGACACAGCCACGAAGGTATTCTTCAATGGTTGTGCCGGTAGTTGTATTTAGAGAATCTTTCATGGTTATTTACCCTTAATGTTCAAGTAGTAGAACCAACGAACCTTGTTAGGAACAACCAATCCGGTAACTTCCGATTTGATAGTCTGCGTCATGGTTTCGTCGTTAAATACTTGGCGAATCAGAGTACGGCCGCCGTCATACAATGCTGTACGTGCACCCGGAGTTTCCATGAAGATAGGACGTCCGCATTGTACGTCTCCCAAATCTTCGTTCGGGACATACGCCATAACTCCTTCCTCAAAGTTCTGCAAGGTCTTGTAGTTGATTTTCTGCGTATCCTTGTCGTAGCTTTCTACTACGGAGATAGAATCAATTACTCTGATTTCGGCACCGATACGAGTTTCGATAAACGTCTTGATTGCTTCGTCAGGAACGAGATTTGCAAAAGCAAGCTGCATGTCTTTGTCGGAAATGTCCGGACGGTTGGCGACTGTGTACATCTGACGGAAATACGGCAGATTGATGATGTCGTCCCATGTGGTCTTGCTTACTTCCCAGTGCCCCTGTGGTGCAAAGTCTTTCTGTCGGCTGTCTCGGTTAACGTCACGCATTACCTTGATAGGATCAATTGTAGTACCTACGGCTGCTTCCTGTGTGACAACTCCGGTTGCGTCAACCTTCTTGTACCAATGAGAATCTTTAATGTTCTTCTTGGGAACGCCAAAGTCTATTGACAAAGAGATGCCAAGAGGATTATTAGCCGCATCAATAATCAGGTTTCCTTTCTTGGATACGACTTGGTTTCTCTGATAAAGGAACGTGTTATAGTTACCTCCAAGCAAGCTGTCTACTCCATTAAACAGAAGTTCCATGATTGTAGCCTCTATTTCCGGTGTAGAACTGCCGATAGCATCCATCAGCATCATCTTTTCACGCAAGATTTTACGGCTTAACGTAATCTCGTGCTTGAAAGTAGGCAGTCCGCCCATTTGCAATGAAAGGCCGTCGGTTGACTTGGTAGCACCGTCACTGTCAATATCTACGTAGGTAGCCAGCGTGTACGGGCGAATTGTTGCCTCAATCTGTTCGTAAGTAGGATTCAGAGGAATGTTAGGATTTAACGGGAAACCCATTTGGGCAAAAGTCTGTTCCGCGTTATACTTATCCGCAAACATGTCGTTAATCCATGCCTCCAACGGTTTGTTGCCGGTATATCCCATAGCAGCAAGCCCTCTTCCTACAATATCGTAAAATTCTTTGTTTCTTGTGTACATATTATCCCCCTTTCTTATTCATTGGATTCGCGCACAAACTCAATCATAGGTAATTGTGCTTCTACTGATTTAGGAATACCGCCACCCGCTACGCGGTCCGCGTATATTCTGCCTGCTCTTACTACGGCACATGTTGCAGAAATGCAACCTTCGGGAATGCAGACATCCTCAAATACAAGGCCGTTTACGTCACTTAAGTTTCCGCTTGCAGTTGCACCTTGCTTGGTAAGTTCCATTGTCCCTGTTACTCCGGTGCTTCCGGGGATAAACATGTAGGCCGGAACCATTGCAGCTGTCTTTTGCGTGAATGTCAGCACTGCGCCACTTCTTTTCACATCCCATTCTGTGAAAGTGGCTTTGCCGCCTTCAATCTTTGTAGCGACCAGTTCGGGGGTTGTTTCCGAAGCGCTTGTTACCGCGATTGAGTAGCTTTTGCTTCCCAATACAAAGGATAAATCTCCGTTGGCAGTAGCTTTGTTGGTGATAGTCAGCGTTACTACCGCTTTTACACCTGTCACTCCCTCCGCAGTAATCACCTCTACCTGTTTGCCGGGGCCGTTGAACTTAACCATTGTGCCAGCATGTATAATATCGCCGGGGTTTAATCCCATTCCGGCAACATCAATCATACCGCCTCCTTGATACAGTTCTCGAACTCTCGACCATACAGGAAAATTACCGCCAAATTCCGACCGGAATTGACCGATAGTGTTGAATGTTCCTAATTGTCTCATCTTTTTTTGTCTGTTTTAAAATGTGTTATTTGGTTTTCGGGAGCTTGCCTCTTGATTTCATTAACTCCTTAAAGGCTTCTCTACGGCTTTTTGCCTGTTCTTCTCCGGTTTCCGCAAACTGATTGATACTTGGGGATGCTCCGTCTCCGAAAATCGCCTTGTATCTTTTCTCGTAGTTGCGTTTAGCACAGTTTACAATGTCCTCCACTTTCATTCCGTCTGTAATTTCCACATCGGAAATGGCAATGCCGAGGATCTCATCGTTGCAGATGTTTTTACCACCATTCTCGATTTGAGATTTCAACTGGCTTTTGGATTCGGCCTTTAACTCGTTGATTGACGCGGCTCTTTTCTCCGCTTCCTTTTCCCCTTTTAGCTGCAAAAGTTCTTCTTCCATTTTTTTCAATTTGGCGGCAAGCGTTCCCTCGTTTGGTTCGTCTTTTGCATCGTCCGGGATTGGTTGAGGTTTGTAGTTTTTCTTGAAATCCTCAACTTGTGTTGCTACATCATGATTGTACTGTCCCTGTAACCCTTGCAGAAATCCGGTAGCCTTGTTGAAGTAAGTATCGTCAGGTTCACTTCCTTCATCTAACGGGTTAAGGTCTATGTACTTCATTAATGTCTGTGACGAAAGGCTGGTTTGTCCAAGTCTTGTCGTTAATTCGGATAAGATTTGTTCTTTCTCCATCGTGTTTTATTTAGTTGTGTTATAAAAAAAAGAGCCTATCAACGCTTTGTGCGTCAATAAGCTCTTTGGCTTGCATATCTAATATTACTATTATTCCTTCGTCAGTCTAACTCTCATAAATTTACGGCATCTCCTGCATATAATCCTAATGGAAGAACTTCCGCAAACTTCCTCAACGTCCATTATTTTCTGTTTACACACCGGACATATTGCGAAGTTTCCTTTTCTATCAGGTAACTCTTCATCGAGTTGGACATCAATTTTTATCATATCACATGATTTAATAATGCAAATATATCACCTATTTTCTATAAAAACAACATTATAGATATATTTTTAAGGGTAAAATTTAGAAAATAGATGAAAAATCGTATATTTGCACTATATATTACTCATAGAGCTGTGAATCAAGCCGGAGTATGCAAAATCATATTGCATGCGACGGCTTATTTTTTTTATGGAATACGACGGAATTGTACATACAAAAAATGGAGAAGGCGTATTTACTTATGCGCACATAGAAAAGCTGCGTGAATATGGAAATCCGCTTAATATAATCGCCCAAAAAGGATGTCAAGAAAAGTTCCTTGCGTCTCCGGCAGATATTACTATATTTGGAGGAAACCGTGGCGGCGGAAAAGCGCTGATATTCAATGAATTAGTGTGTACTCCGTTCGGATTTAGAAAAATCCAAGACATTAAAGCGGGCGACATAATCACTGGTCTTGACGGAGGAATGCAAAGGGTTGTTTACAATTCCTATCAGGGATTTAAAGAGTGTGTAAGGCTTAAATTCGTTGACGGTTCTTATGCTGACTGTTGCATAGACCACTTATGGAATATCAAGCAATCTAACCATTGTTCAAAGAAAAGGGCTTTATATAACCTCCCCTTAGAGGATGAATGGCGGGTGTGGACTACTCAAATGATTATAGACCACATGGAAAAGCAGAAGGGAAAGAAGCAGCCGCGCCATTTATCTGTTCCGTTGTGCAAGCCAGTTCGATTCACCAAAGGGAAATACTTCAAGCCTAAATTCAGTCCGTATCTGATTGGTGCACTCATCGGGGACGGATGTATTGCCGATAGTGTAATCAGTAAGAACTGCTGTTATTTATTTAATCCTGACGAGAAAGTCATTGGCGAGTTCAAGAAATCAGTAGGGTATTCTTCTTGCGAGTTTGAGAAAGGCTGCTACCGCATGCGCATCAACGACAAAGAGCTTATCGCAGAGATTCAGAAATTGAATATAACAGGGCGTGCGGCAGATAAACACGTTCCTGACATGTATTTATATGGGACGCTGGAGGAAAGATGGGCGCTTGTTCAGGGCTTAATGGATACCGACGGAACTATTGATGAAAGAGGGCACCTGTCTTATACTACAATAAGCAAACAGCTTGCGGAAGATGTAAAATTCCTTATCAACAGTTTGGGAGGATTGGCGACGATTGGCAGAGGCACCGCGGGGTATAGAAATAGCAATGGAGAATTTATCCAATGTAATGACGCATACACTCTTTATATAAGAATCCCGGATGCCGAAAGGATGTTTCGCGTAAAAAGGAAAAAGGAAAGATGCAAACCTTATAATGGCGGGATAAGCATCAATGCGAGAAGAATTATAGGCTACGAGATGATAGGGAAGAAGGAGTGTTGCTGTATTGCAGTGACCAATCCGGATAGTTTGTTTCTAACAAGGGATTTTATTGTCACCCATAATTCTTGGGCCTTGCTAATGGAGGTCTTGAAAGATATAAATAACCCGAATTTTGCTTCTGTAATCCTGAGAAACGAAAAAGAGGACTTGAGTAATATAGTAAACAAGTCTTATGAGCTTTTCTCTCAATACGGAAAGTACAACCGCTCTATCTCGGACATGACTTGGAACTTCTATAACGGAGGTTTTTTAAAGTTTTCCTATTATGCGGATTCTTACGAAGACTTCGTAAAGCGTTTTCAGGGAAAAGAGTTTGCCTTTATCGGTATAGACGAAATCACTCACTCTGATTACCTGAAGTTCAAATACCTTATCACCAACAACCGTAATGCCTACGGTATAAGAAACCGTTTTTATGGCACATGTAACCCTGACCCGGATAGCTGGGTACGTAAATTCATAGACTGGTGGATTGATGAAAACGGTAACCCTATTCCGGAGCGAGACGGGGTAATACGCTATTGCTTCATGGACGGAGACCGACCGGAAGATATTTACTGGGGGGATTCCGTAGACGAAGTTTATAACCAATGCAGGCATATCATAGATCCGTTGCTTACGCCGGGTCTTATCAGTAAGGGTTATGACAAGTCGGCATTCGTGAAGACAGTCACATTCATAAAGGGAAAGCTTGAAGAGAACGTTGCTCTTATATCTTCCGACCCTAATTATTTAGCCAACCTCGCCCAGCAGGATGAAGAATCTCGTGCAAGGGACTTGGAGGGGAACTGGAACTTTAAAGCTGCCGGGGATGATATTATCAAGATGGAACACATGGAGCGCTTCTTTAAAAATACCGCCCAATACGGAGACGAGAAGCGTAGGGTATCATGCGATATTGCATACGAGGGAGGAGACAACCTTGTCTTGTGGCTGTGGATCGGGAACCATATCGAAGATGTATATGTGAGTAGGGATAATTCCAAGCGGACGGAAGAGTGTGTTGCCTATAAACTTAGAGAGTGGGGCGTGCTGGAAAAGGATTTTGTTTTTGACTTAAACGGTCCCGGTCAGGATTTTAAAGGGAAATTCCCCGATGCGGTCAGGTTTAATAATATGGCTGCTCCAATACCCGCGACAAAAGCGGATGAGAAATCAATCAAGTATGTGTACTCCTCTTTAAAATCACAGTGTGCGGATATTCTTGTAAAAAAGATAAAGAACGAGGAGATATCCATAAATCCCGATTTGTTATCGCGCAAATTTTCCGGAAACGGATATTCTGGAGTAACCCTTTATAATATTCTTATGAAAGAGAGAAAGGCCATTCGGGACGCGGAAACAGACAAAGGGTTTGCCTTAATTAAAAAGGAGACTATGAAAAAATACGTAGGGCATTCTCCTGACTTTATAGAAGCGATGATTTACAGACAAATTTTTGATATAAAAAAACATAACACAAAACCAAAAGGATTATGGAGATTATAAACACACGCCAGATTATGGTACGTCGTCCGTTCCGGAGGATATTGCCAAATGGCTATAAAGCCGCTGCCGGGGTTATTTCAGGAAACACCCTCATCAATGAACCGTCTGATAATCCTACGTATCAGATAATAACTCAAATGGACTTCATGCGTGAGTTTGAGCCTTCGGGACATGCGATTAATGACCCGCTGGTATATCCTGACAGATTAAGGCAAGACCCGGAGACAAAGCAATGGTTTAGGGAGTATGTTATCAGATGCGCTTTTGCTTTTCAAAGAATAATAACGGTCAAGCATCTTGTCCACCTTTGCGGGAATGATATTCAGTTTGAAATGGAAGGCGATACCGAGAATGAGAAAGTGAAAGAAACCTTCTTTAAATTTAGAACGGGATGGGCCGTAAAAGACATGGAAATCGCATGGTACGAGGCCGCTAAGTCTGTAAAGATAACCGGAGATACGGCATTTGTGGGATACCTTAGAAAAGGAAAATTCTATTGGAAAGTCCTTTCTTTTGAAAAAGGTGATGTTTTGTATCCTCATTTTGATAATGTTACAGGAGAGCTATCCTTGTTTGCCCGTTCTTATTCCGATTACGACAGCAGCGGGAATATTGTGACCGACTGGCTGGAGGTGTGGGATGAAAAGTATCTCCGTCGCTTTAAAAAAGGAGGAAAGGGATACAGCAAAATCAAACAAGTAATAAAAAACTTATTTGGATTGGATGGTTATGAACTCGTCTCCCAGCAAGAGCATGGGTTTACGTTTATCCCTGTGGCTTACCATAGATGCGATGCCGGAGCTTGTTGGTCTCCCTCGCAAGACAGTATAGAGCAATACGAACTCGCTTTCTCCCAGCTATCTCAAAACAATACAGCCTATGCGTTCCCGATTATGTATTTCAAGGGAGAAAATATAAATATAGATGGGGGTGTTGACGGAACTGTAAAATGTATTACAATGGGACCGGACGATGAAGCCGGATACCTTAATAAACAGGATGTATCTACGGCTTTCGAGAAGCAGCTCGACACTCTTTACAAGCTGATATATGAACAGTCGTTTGCGGTAATTCCTCCGGAGGTAAGAAGCGGCGACCTTCCGGGTGTGGCTATAAAGCTGCTTTATTCACCGGCATTTGAGAATGCGATGAAGGATGCGCAAGAATATAACCGCCTTGTGGACGACATGGTGAAGATTTTCACCTATGGATACGGAGTGGAAACGGAAAATCTTATAGACCTGCAAAACTTGAGTGTATATGCTTGGATAAAACCCTATATCCATTTGAATGAATCGGAGCTTGTGCAGAATCTTGCCACTTGTGTGCAAAACGGATTTTTATCACGTCAAACCGCAAATGAGCAGATTCAAATGTATAGCAATCCCCGCGACTGGGACAGGATAATGAGAGAGAAAAAGGAAGAGCAGCAGGCTGATATCCTTTATCAACTCAAAACCACGCAACCTACTTCCGAGGAAGAGGAACCCGAACACAACCCGGCCGGAGACGATAAACAATGAAACAACCTACGCAACAACAGATACAGGAAGCCAAAGATTTTATAAGGCAGCGGCTAAAGGCTGAATTATCCATGCAGAAGCATTTGGATAATCTTCTCTTGCAAGCCGCAAACGAGATCGTGGATATATCTTTGAAGTATAAGATAAAACCGTCCATGTTCCGATTTTCCGCAAATGAAAAACTCGAAAGGGAGGTAGGTGTTGTTATCGGAAAGTTGCGAGAGATGATTTACGACTATACCGAAACACTTTCCATTTATGACAGGAAAGAAGAGAGGGAGGCTATCATTGCTTTTATAAACAGGGAAGATCATGGAAAGACGCTTTCGGAGCGTATTGATATCTACTGCAACCGCTTTAAGTATGAGATAGAGGCTGCTGTCGCCGCCGGGCTTATTGCCGGGATAAGCCGAAACAAAATAAAGGACAGCATAAGGGAGAACCTTAAATCTCCGTATGATAACTCCTATTTCAAAAGGGCCGTAGAGTCCGGAGTGTCCGCAGCAACCCGCATTAATACAAATGGAATAAGCTATGGAGTGGGGAAGTCCAACTCTTCCTATAACTCACTGAATACCCTTACCCGGTATGCTATCGGTTCCGCATGGATGTGGCTTAATGGAGTTCAGAAACAAAAAGAAGGAGCTATCGGTTTTTATTCATATAGAGGGAGCAGTTACCCATGCTCTTATTGTGATAGTATGGTCGGGTATCATCCTATATCCGATTATCAGAGCCAGTGGCATATAAGGTGCTGTTGTTATTTTGTATTTGTATAATTAAAAGTTACAATAATATGTTGAGAGGTAAAGAGGAAAAAATTACATTCAGCAAAGGACTTGGGACCGAATGTAGAAAACTGGGAATCAGCGCAAAAGAAAAGGCTTTTGCAGACCTTTTAGCGCTGGGATGGAAAGATAAGGACGCCTATCTCATCTCCGGCCTTTATAACCCTGTGTATAATTTAGAAATGAATAAGAAGAACATGAATGCCCTCCTTTCCCAGGATAAGGACTTCATGGATTATCTCACCTTTATAAACAAGCGTGTCAATCGTAGACAGAAAGAGAGCGAGAAAGAGGAAGAGTTTTTGGTTGAAGGTGTTAGTGATGAAGATATTGCGTCTGAGCTTTCAAAGGAAAACCAGCTTCGTAAGCTTATCGCTGCCCGTAAAAAGTACGATGGCAAAGAGGGCTGCAAGGAATGGATAGACCTCACCAAAATGATTGCAGACATCACGCAGATTAAGAAAGACGAGATAAAAGAAGAAGATACTACCACTCATTTTTATCTTCCAATTTCATGCAATAATTGCTCCTTGTACCTTGCCGCTAAAAAGAAAGCCGGGAAATGACACCCGGCTACTTCTTCCTTATACATAGGTTTGTGTTCGGTTTTTGTCTTTATCAGACGCTTCCTCCATTTCCTTTTTCATCTCATACATCTGCCTTTCCTCCTCAATAATCTTGGCGTCCTCCTCGTCAGAAATCGGCTTGGCGTCCGCGCGGTCAAGGGCATCCCCGACTGCCCTTAGCACATCCACCTGCAACTTCGCGTCAATACAATTCCCCACATACTGGGTGTTTCGCAGCATTAGCATAGGCAGGTTATCAACCCTGTCTTCTATCGGAACGCTATCCAATAGTACAAACATTATGCTTCCCGCGCTGTATTCAATGGAGAAATCGCCGCATACCGTTGATGCCTTGATAAAAGGAACGCCGTCTTTCTTATACTTGAGAATAGTTATATTCCCGACTTGTGTCTTTCCGAAATCCATAATCTTTTTGTGTTATATTTATTATTGCAAATCTATTCTTCAACAAAATCATCACTCAGGAAATCATCATCCGAATATTCCCAGCCCTCAAACAGGTTCGTTTTCGCTTCTTCGGCGATATTGGGTACATGTCTCATGAAGTTGTTCGCGATGTCCTCGTTCCCGCACCACAGATTATAAGAGTTATTGTATCCCTTTTCCCTCACGTATCCGAGAGAGAGCATGTCGATACCCAGCTTTCTTTGCGACATAGGGACGATCCCGTTCTTCTTGCAGAATCGTTCATAGTTCTTGTATATCTCCGATGATGTGAAATTGATAACGCCGCTTCCTTCAAATTCTTCGGGCTGGCACTCCTTGTATTTGAGGTATTCCGATATACTTCCGTCCACAAGCTTTCCGTCCCGTCCTATGACCGTAGAGCGTATCCTCTCCAGCTTCATATCTATCTTTCCTCCGAGATTCTCCGGCATCCTCCAGTTGTTTTTCTTTAGCTCGCAAAGACCTTTGACTATCCAAGCCATTATGCCGGCATGTTCCGATTTGAGCCTTTCCGCGAGCATGGTATCCCTTTTCTCTACGGGGATAGTCTTGTCGAAATTAAGTACGAGCGCCCGTCTCTGCATACTCTCATCATCCGGGTCCTCCCGGTTAAGAAAGTCCTTTGGCTGCCAACGGTAGTTAGAGTTACACAGCATGATAGGCGGTCTTTGCATCATCGTTATATTGCCGCCTATTCCCCGGCAGGCAATAGGTTCCCCGCTGGAGATAGCCTTTATGATGCTCATATCCTTAAAATCCCCTCGGTTACTCTCCGTACAGTACATAAGCCTCTTCCCGGACATGGAATACGCAGCACGAAGCTGTTCATCACCTCTGCTGGCAAACTGGCTCATCTTGATATTAAGTATCTCGTCCTCTCCGAACATATCCTTAAGCACCCGGTAGATAACACTCTTCCCGTTTGCTCCCGTACCTTGCAATATCAGGAAATACTCAAAGCTTATATTACGTCTGTTGACAAGACAGGCTCCAAGAAACATCTGTAATATTCTCCGCTTGTGCTTCTCAGGAAGAACACCGTCCATATCATCCGTAGGCATCCAGTTCTCTCCGAGGAAACTTCTCCATATAGGACAGTTGAATATCTCCTTGCGGTCATACTTGAACGGATACATCTTCACACAATCAAAGCGGGGAGAGTGGGGATAGGTCTTTAACCGGTTCATGTCAACGACACAGTTAGTGAAGCACATAATACTAAGGTCGGGACGAAGCTCATGGTCCCGGATAACATTGATTATACGGTTCATATAGGCATACATGGCCTTATTGGTACGGTCACGAGCTGCAACACCCATCTTCTCAAGCCACCTGTCTACGGCATCATACAGGACATTGTAATCCATGAACTCATAAATCTTACCTGTAAAAACATACAAGGAGCTATAATGAGAGGTGTTATCCCTCGTCAAGACACCATAACCCTCCCTGAATAACTCCTCAAGACGTCTGCCGTATCTGTCTGTGCGCTCAGGATTGCTTGTAACCAAAGATATATCCCTGAACGTAGCCGCATATTCATCGCAATGTTCGGATAATAATCCAAGTACGTAATCCTTTAAATCCTTCCTATCCATATTTATTATATAACGTTTTTATAAGCATACCATAAAGAACATAACGGAACTGGGATTAGGTCTCATTCTTAAAAATAACATCTTCTCTTCTCTCTTTTGAGGGTTAAAAATATATATATATGTTCTTTATCATCATTATGCAAATATACAACTACTTGATAATAAAACAAGTAATTTTCTAAAAAAATAGGGGTAAAATTTAGAAAATAGGTGATTTTTTAGAGAATAACGGGAGTTATTGAAAAAATACGGCTTTTTTGGAGGGTAAAACATCGTTACAAATGTGGGAAATTGGACGAAAAATGGGGGAAAATAAAAATTTTTAGGGGTGGTGATTACATCCGATATTCTTACATATAATAGGGGTGAGGTGGGGTGCTTTCTACGTGGGTATGCATGGTGTGTTATTGATTATCAATATGTTATAGTTTATATTATTGCTATAATATAAAGTTGTAATATCATTACAAAAGAGGATAATTTCCCGAATATCACGAAAGCTCCAAAATAAACGTAATTCATTGATTGTCAACCAAATACCACAATATCATTAACCTGCAACTACAACATAACCGTATAATCACCTATTAACCAGTCAATTACCCATACATAATTAATCCTATTATACCCCCGTATCCCTGTTATAAATAATATCTATAAATTAATTATCAGCAATAGATAAAATCTATTATAAGGCTATGCTTGTTGATCCAGTTATTATATACTTATACGTTCGTATGCTATAATGTCCCTATATACCCTATTATTTAGTATTATATACTTACATTTGTATATGTGTATTATTATGTTTGTATATTGCTGTAAATCAGTGTATTATAACGTTATATTTAATGCTATAAAACATACTTATTTTATTGAAATATTTTGCTATTTTCTTTGCCATTCCAAATATAATTCGTATCTTTGTAATGTAAGAAAGAGGTAAACATAAGGCCTTTAATCTTACAAGCGTTGTTTATATGATGAGATATAAAAAGAACCTGCTAACACTGGCAATGTTAACAGGTTCAAAGAAGGGAATAACTTAGATAAGTACCCCCCCCCAGCAGGAAGGGCAAAGGTACTTATCTTGGTTTAAACTTCCAAATTATCCGCTTATAAATTTAGACGCTGTAATAAAGTTGAATTATAAACATTTAAATATTACAGTTATGAAAGCAATGAGTTTTTACACCGCAAACGGTTGGGTTGGCTCGAACTATGACAGCAAGTTAAGTACAAAGGAAATATCCGCAAAGGTCAGGATTTTTGCAAAGAAGAATTTCCCGGACTTTAAATTCTCTGTCCGTACTGAACGGAGCATGTGTACGGATTCTATGTATATCGAGTTAAAGGCGGGTACTTGTATCCCTTTCGTTGAAGGTTCAAGAAGCGCGGAGCGTGGTTACATGTCTACAATGCCAACCGTTAAGGGTTGGGAAGATGAGTTAACTCCGGAAATGTTCAAGGTATTGGACGCTGTTACGACTTATGCAAGTTCTTTCCGTTATGATGACAGCGACGGCATGCAAGACTATTTCGATACAAATTTTTATATTCATATAAAAGTGGGTGATGAATATCAGGTTGTAGAACCGAAAGAAAAAAAGAATACACTAAAGAAGGGGAAAGAAGATGCCGCTGGTGTAGTAGAGTATGTTAAGGCTGAGTGCTTGGAGATTGTGGACTATTCCGAAAAAGCTATCGCGGTGTTCGGTGACACGAAGGCGATTAAAGATCAGTTAAAGGATCTCGGCGGACGGTTTAACCCGGCCTTAAACTACGACGGTGAAAAGCGCGCCGGATGGATATTCAGCAAAGAGCAAGCGGACAAGGTGCGGGAATTGCTCGCACCTGCAAAGAGCGAAAAGGAATCGGATGAAAACACCGACGAAGCGTTTCCGCTTGAAAATATCCATTTTACCGAAACGGGCAGCTTTAACGGAGTGCGCTATTACGACATAGAAGGATCAGGAGTAATAACCAGCGCGAAAGTACGCGCGGATATACAGCCGGGCGATATATTCAACGTATATACAAATAAGGAATGGAAATTCGGTGTAACTTATGACGGCGTAAGCCTTAATAGAAGTTTATACAACGCCTTACCCGGTATAATTGAATTTGACGACAAGATAGAATCGGGCACGCTTAGCACTTCGTCGTATTACTCCCCGATGGCTGAGGGTGTAGAATTTTACGAGAAGAAAGTAAATGGAAAGCGTTACACCGTCAAGGATAAGCCGTTAACACTCGGGCATTATGGAATATTGGACAATTTAGACAATTGTATAATAGATTGCTATCCGACTAAGGGAGAAGCTGAAAGGGAGGCGGAAATACTTAACGGGTTTACGGATGGCAACGGACGCTTAAAAAGTGCTATATAATGTTCTGCGTTATGTTGCTATTGTTCGGTGCTGTATTGTTCATCAGCGGCACCGATATTACAGAGATAAGAAAATACAAGGATCAATCAGATAAATTTTAAGGTTATGAAAAAGTTAATATATACACTGTTACTTATTTTGACAAGCGCCGTTTATTTCTCCAATGGGAATAATATACATACTATCTACTCGTTTGCCAAGACACAAAGCGATACCATTTTCATGGTAAGCGTGAAGGGTGATAAAGTGACTAAGATTAACGGATATAAAAACCCGGATCACCTCTCTAAATTAAATAAGGCTTTAGCTGAAAACAGTACTAAGGTTTTGAGGCTTTCAAAGTAATAACAAATAAAAGATATACAATTATGAAAACAAAAACACAGCTTTCAGATTTTAACTTCCAGTTTTCCGGATACGGGCATTATAGAGTAACTTATACAAGTCCGGCAACTGGCAAGCAATGGAGTACGGTAATCAGTGACATGACATTGATAGACGCTACCAAGAATGCGGACGATCCGAAACGGAAAGATTTGGAAGCGTTGAAACGGTTATGTAAGGATAATTAAAAGATATACGATTATGCAAACTGTTATATTAATGGATACGCTTATAATAAATGATTATGCAAAATATGATTCGTTTGATTATCCGACAATACCCGAAGAACTGGACGGGTTTAAATTGGGGGAAGTTGTGTACGATCAGTGCGGGGAAATAGGGGTTGTATTATCCTTCAATGAAAAAAACGGAACCGCGCGTTTAAATTCAAACGGTTGTTGTGATGTCGGCAAATTAAAGAAGTGTCCTAAAGAAATAGCGAAAAAAGAGGTGTGCAAAATGGACGTGATACGGATATAATATCGGGAAATAAACTAAAGCAAAAGATTATGAAAAAGATTACTCAGTTTGTAAAAGAGATAGGAACCGTCAACCGTTATTCCCTGTTAGGGAGGTTGCGGAGCGACTGTGAATATTTTTTAGGATACGGAAACCGTTTTGAAAAACATCTTTGGGCCGGAAATGTATCGGATCATATATGGTGCATGAAAGTATTATACTACTTACTGCCTATTAACGGAAAACCGGAATGGTTGTCAATGGCAGATATATTGAATTACGAAAAGCAAATGAAAAGCAGTATTTAATAAACTAATAGTTTAAAATAAGGAGGAGTAGACTATGTATTTAGGTTTTATACTTTGGGCGATAATTTTAGTTATAATAGTATGGAATACTAACCCGGCGCTTGTTATTATATCCGCTGTGATAGGGGTTGTGTTTGCGATTGCAAAAACAACAGATAATAAACCAAAAGAGTGATATGGAAACATTGAAGGACGTTTTTTTGAAAAAATACCCGCAATACGGAAAGGTGCTGCGGGTATATGAAGAGGTTAACGAAACGGAGTGCACCTTCGAGAGCATTACAAAACCAAGGTTGTACAACTTCGTTCAGGCTCTTAATGACAGGCTGGCAACAAACAGTGCTAAAACCTATTGCGCTATGTTTAAATCGGTTCTTAACCTGTACAGCGATATATATTCTTTCCCGAAAGGTTTTGAAGCTATATTAACCCTGAAGAAGGATGCCACGCAAAGTACATGGTTAACGGATGAAGAAATTAAAAAACTACTCTCATACGATCCGGTTAATGATAGAGAACGGATAGTGAAAAACTGTTTTCTTCTCGGTTGTCTGACAGGTGCAAGACATTCGGACTACGTATGTTTTACAGAGGACAATATAATAGACGGACGACTGGTCTATATTTCCCAAAAAACGAAAACGAAAGCGGAGATTCCAGCGGCTCCGGCTGTGTTACGGATATTAGAGGAAAACAAAAGATATGACATTAGCCAACGTAAGCTGTCTGATGTGACATTTAATGATACAATAAGAAGTATTTGCCGGAAGTGTGGAATAAACCAACGAATAAAACTGTATCAGGCAGGCGAATATGCAACCGGGGAAAAGTGGGAGTTTATTTCCTCGCATTCAGCGCGGAAGTCTTGCGCAACAAACTTATATCTAAGAGGAGCGGATCTGTATTCTATCAGCCGGATGTTAGGGCACTCCAGTGTAACCATGACAGAAACGTATATTTGTTGCGGGCTGCGTGAATTGTCAGATAAGATAATAGGATATTTCAACGGGTTTAAATAATATGCTTTAAAACATACTGTATAAGATGAATTAAAGAGAGATAAACGGTATTTTTGCAAACAATTTTAAAAAAAAGGTTATGAAAACTTACGATGTACACTTCAACGACGCTAACGACTCTAATAGCAAAGGTTTTAATGAATCATTTGAGTACTGCAAAAATTATATAGAAACCTATAACGGTACCAATGAATCCTATTTCGAGGACTACAAGGGAGGAATCGTATCGATCGTGTGTAATGAAACCGGAGAAGAGGTTTATTCGGAGGATATAAGATAGAATGGAGCAAGAAAGTAGATACGCATACGACGAGGAAAGCGTAAAGCATATTGTGCACTGGGCTTTAACGGCCCAGCTGCCTACTCAAATAGAGCTGAGCGAATCGGAGAGTATATTTGATGTTAAGAAGTACATACAGGCGAACATAAACGACATAAACCAACATTTCCCGGACCCTTTTTACAATCCGGCAATTGACAGGTTGTACAGGTTGAAGGAATTTATGGATAACTCGCAATCCTGAAACGAACATATACACACAGCCCGGCGAACGATTTTGCATCTTTATAAAACCTCTTCCGCCGGGCTATTGAATTACAATTTACTGTCCATCTTTTCGAATTCTTCTTGTACGGACTTGTTTAGCACTTTGGCGTAAATCTGTGTAGTCTTTATGTCCGTATGTCCCATCATTTTTGCAAGGTTTTCAATCGAAACTCCCATATTCAATGCCATAACCGCAAAACTATGCCGGGCCATGTGCGAATGTAGGTTTTGTTTTATCCTCGCGAGCTCCTGAACGACTTTCAGTCTTAAATTATACTGATAGTTGCTTATTACGGGCAGTTTGAAATCGTATTTTTGCAGAATTTCCATTGCGGGCTTAAGAAGCATCAGGAAATACTCTTCTTCCGTTTTTACTCTTACGTCTCTTATAAAGAATTTGTTCCCTTTCTTGATTACACCGCTAAAATCAAAGTTGAACAAATCTGCATAAGACAAACCCGTAAAACATTGGAATACGAACAAGTCTCTAACCCGTTCAATGCTCTCGGATGCCGTTTTTAAGCCTTGTATTTGCTTTATCTGTTCTAAGGTGAGGTATTTTATACCTTCGCTCTTTCCGCGCTCAAATTTGAGCTTATTATACGGGTTGTCTTTCAGCAAATCATATTTGATGGCTTCGTTTATATATCTTTTCAGGCGCTTATGATAACCATGTATTGTCGTCTGCTTGTTGTACTTCCCATGAAGGAAATTGTCATAGTGCATTATGTTAGCCGTAGTAACGTCCGTAAAGTAAACGATCCGACCGAACTCTTTCAGGGATGTTATTAAGGAGGCATGCGTATTTAACGTTCCTTGCCTGAGGTCGGTTCTTTCGCCCACTCTCCGTTTTATAAAATCTATAAAGCTTTCTTTTGTTTGGGAATACTTTAAAAAGTGTTCCAGCTTATCAAAACTGAAAGGTTCTTTGTTTTTTACCAACCCGTTTATGAACTCGTTGATGTTCCGCATTTGCGTATCAAGCCTTTCGTTGAGGTCTAAAGATTGAACGGTATTCTTAACCTTTGTTTTTTCGCTCCATTGGTCGGAATACAACCGAACGCCTGTACTTAACCATTTTCTTTTCCGTTCAAACAAAATTTCTATTTGAACGGTTCCTTTCGTTGTCTTGCTTGCCGTATGTTTACGGTCAAAAACAAACCTTAATACTGGATACTTCATAATTTAAAAGATTTGGTATCACACAAGGGTATCACATTTGTATCACATTTCGTGAAATAGAATGAAATAGAATGAACTAAAATGAAACAACATTAGCGGTGTGTTTGTTCTCCTAAATCATTGATTATTACGTAAAACGCTGATAATAAACAAAAAGGGACTACGTTTTTGTAATCCCTTGCTGTGATCCGCTTGGGATTAATTTATATTATATAATTTATTGGTTATCAATGCTATAATTACTATAAAACAACTGTGGTATCACATTAGTATCTTTTTTATGGCTTCAATCTTCTCTTCAAGCTTAGATTGTTCGTCTATCATTTCTCCTTTTCCTGTACACAGCCATTTCACATTCAGCATCGGAAAGACTTCGGATATGTTCGCTATCACGTCACTTCCTATTGAACCTTTCCCTCTACCTTTTTTGTCGGAATTAGAAATATACGCATTTCCGATATTGCAATACTGCTCGAATGAATTAAGTCCTTTCACTACTCCCAGTTCGCTTCGAGCATATTCGGCGAATATTTTCAATCTGTCTATTGCTCTTTCTTTTTGTTCTGTATTATTTTTTGTATTAGTTTTCATTTAAAGTATTTATTTATAATGTTATCTCTGTATTTTGTGATAAATCTGTTATATATTGCCATGTTTAATAACATGTTTGCTTTTTAAACATTTGTAAAATAATAGTGTTATAAAAAGACTAACTATCAATTTAAAAAAAATAAGCAATATGGAAGAAGTCAACCTTTCTGTACTCCGTTTAATGGAGCAGAGTAAACTTATTGCGCAACAATTATTGCGCGTATCTGAGGACCTTGAATTAGCACACGAAAAAATATCCATATTGGAGCGAGATTTTGAAAATTACAAATTCATGTCACAACACAAGCGCTCAACCAAAATGAGCATATTACATCCAAAGGCAACGGGGATGTAAATATTTGGGGGCAAGCTCTATATTTATAGGGTTTGTCCTTATGCTGTTTTTTGCTTTTTTATTACAACCCTTACATCTTCAAGAGCCTTATTAAGTTCTCCGTCTGCTTTTACGATAGTTTCTTCAAGTTTTTCAAACTCACTCTTAAGGTTCTTGAATAGCCTTTCATACCTTAAAACGGTTGTTTTGTGCAACCTTGAAAGCTCATCATAGGTAAGTGATACATCACTGTCATCCTCTTTCCTTTCTTCGGATAAAGCGCTAATTTCGTTTTCGAGAAACATTGATCCTCTACCGGTAAGAATATAGTTGGCGTTGACTTGGGGAAAAGCTATACAAAAATCCGATAAAACATCTGTCTTAACTTCTGTAATATCATTTTTTATATTGGAAATCTTCTGCTTTGTTATTTTCCCAATCCCATTTAGCTTATAACCAGTCAGCTTTAAAGCGTCAAGGACTTCGATAAATCTAATAGAATAATTTTCCATATTTTTTCTCCTATTTATTTTTGTAGTCCCAAAAATAGGACTATCTTTGCACCCGTTGCAAGTCAAGCGGCAACAGATACATGATTAAACAATCGCCCTAACGTGGGCCTCTCTATATGGAAATCCGTTGCCGCTTGACTTTAGCAACGGATTTTTTTTGTTTATGTCAATATATGAAACAGACGTTATATTTAAATATAGGACTTGCAGAGCAGGCAATCAATGATAAACGATTTATTGAAGCGCTTGCTTTTTCTGTGCTCGTCAAACTAACGTTTGTTTCATCAAGAATACAATCGGCTACTGTCAGCAAGTGTAAGGACTTATTTGGTATTGGGTCAACGAGAATGTGCCGTATAATCAATAGCGGCATTGAATACGGCTTACTGAAACGAGACAATAAAGATCTTGTAGCCACTTCGCTTAAGAGAGAAAAATCATATCATATTAGGTTAGACTTTGAATGTAAGACATATAGTCGAACAAAAGCTTTGATGAGCGATAGGCCGAAATCAGAGCGAAGCCCGATTGTATGTCAATACTCATTGAAAGATATTATAGACATTATCAGGAAGTCTGTATTGCTTAACCATATAAGCAAGCAATCAGACTGTGAAGATACCATTAACATAGCTAAGGGAAACGCGAAGTCTATAAACCAGCTTCGGAAAGCCCGCAAAAAATGTAAGCGTATGCTACGTACAGATAATGCCTTTACCGGATTGAGTAGAAAGCGTATAATGGATATAACCAAAGTATGTAAGGCGAAAGCCAAACGCCTTATTGACGGCCTGTGTTTAAGTGGACTTGTAAGCAGAGTTGAACAGTCTGTTCGTGTATGCTTAAATTATTCAGACTTTTCTCCAAAGCTGGCAAACAGCTTTTTCAGAGAAACGGGGCTGAATGGTTACTTATACAGGAGTGGCAATGAGATTCGTTTGCGCGTCTCAAACAGGTATGTTTATTCTTGCGATTTGATAACGTTTAAACTTTAATTTTTATGCCATATTCCCAAAAAAGACCACTAAAAACATAGCGTAGCGTATGCACACGCGACGCGATACGCATGATGCGTATGATTATATAATTAATAATTTAATATATACACCAAGACAATGAGTAAATATATAGCATATACAGACGGAGGATGCCAAAATACATCAGTGTACGGGGAAGGCGGTTCAGCCTATCTGATAATCCATAAGGGAGAAGTTGTAAAAACCGCTTCAAAAGGTTTTCTTTATACAACCAGCAACCGTATGGAGATGCTTGCTATTATAAGTGCCGTTTGTTCCGTCCCGGAAGGTTCTGATTTAATCGTATATTCAGACAGCAAATATGCAATCAACGTCTTTTCCGGTATTTGGAAGCCGAGAAAAAACAGAGATTTGATAATCAAATACAACGAGCGTGTAAAGACTCTTAGCTCTGTATATTTCCGGTGGATAAAAGGACACAATGGAGACAAATACAATGAATTGGTTGATTCTATGTGTACAAACTCCATTAATGAGATAGTACAATTACACAACCTCCCAAATGACAGGTTTAAAAAAGTGAAAGTACAGCTATCCTTTAAGTTTAATTAATAACCGATTGTATCAACATTTCAAAGATCGAATTATGAAAGAACAAAACCCCAAACGTATTCCTCAAGAATGGTGGGACGACTACTTCAAACGAAGAAGAAGAAACAGAACACATGGAATTATATGTATCTTGTTGCCTAACCTAATATGGATATTGTATATGCTACTTATCAAGTTTGGTTACATCACAACCTCTTGACTTTATTTTGTTATATATCTTATCGGTTTTATTTTCAGATTTTCGATAAGATATATAACAGATAATTCCCAATACAAATAAAACTACCGCAAGCATATACATCGCTCCAGCTATTTTGTCATTATGAAATGAACTTGTTGTAAAAGATACAATCATTCCAATAAATAGAGAGAAGCATCCTATCGAATAATTGAGCTTCTTTCCTCCATCATCGCCTTCTTTTAAAGAGTCAAGCTCCATATCCGATACTTCGTAAATTTTAAAGTGGCTAATTACAGCCCTTTCTATTTTCGGGTCTTTATACAAAGTTCCGCCTTTTACCGCTTCCATTTCAAATGTGTGATTTTAGCCAACCGTCAGCAGAACTGTTTATTCTCCACGCTGTATCTATACTTGATCGCATAACAAACAAAATACAGTCGCCGCCCATCTTATTCAGTACTATATCCCTTATAGCCTCGCTCGTATAAGACGAGGACACTCTCACCGCATAGGTATTCTCCATTATCTTCACATAGGTTGATGAACACCCATTCATCACTTTCTCAAATTGAGCTACGGCAGCCTTACTGTTCAGTTCTATACTTATTATAAAAATCTTATCATTCATACTTATATCTATTTAATAATCAGTCAACTACATAAAACATGTTTTATAACATATAAAATAGTCCCAAAAATAAGACTATTTGTTTTGTGTGTCCCGAAAATAGGACTATCTTTGCATTGTTGTTAGAACGATAGAACGACAGCAACAATACATAAAAAACAGAAGCAGCTATAAAAACCGCTTATTAGTATTTGTTGATGGCAAAAATAACAATTTTCTAAATAAAATCAAATAAAACATAGAAAATAGGTGAAATAAATAGTATGAAAGTAACGAGAGAAGAAATTTTAAAGATTAAGCCGGGAAGTTCACTTACAGTGTATATGCCCGATTATAGAGCTTGTGATTCAGTAAGAGCCACCGCGTATAGAACCGCATTAGCAGACCCGAGACCGGACGTAGAGAGATATAAAGTATCTATTGATACTAAAAAATGGAAAGTAACAATTACAGCAATAAAAAGATCATGAACCGTACAGAAGCAAGAATATTAGCAGAAGAACTGTATAAGCTTATGCGCAAAGACGTGAAAAGGCTTGTGGAGGAGACAGTAATTGAATGTTCCGATGAATGGATTGGAGTAGGAGAGGCTGCAAATATTCTTGGATGCTCTGTTGGTACCTTGTATAACAATATAGACAGTATTCCACATACTAAAAACGGGAGATTGCTCCGATTTAGAAAAGCGTCATTGATTAAATATTTAGAAAGATGAGAAGCTTCAATTTGAATAAAATCACAAGTCTTGGACTGCGAATAGCATTGATTATGGTTGTTATGGCAGGATGTGTATATGGTGGCCGCGTAGAGTATAATGATGATGTATTATCCGGTATAAGCTCTGAAAAATACGACTTTATCAGCAGCAGGATAAGCGATAATTCAAGATCGGCAGTCGTAAATGAATACATGAAAAACAAACGGGACTACGACAGTATTGAATTTTAAAAACCGCGTTGTGTGAATAACGCTCCTTCCTCTTAGCTCAACGGTTAGAGCATCGCTAAGGTTATTTGTTCGTAAGGGTTTAGCGTTTCCGGTCTGTTCCGGTTAGCGATTGTTGCACGTTCGATTCGTGCAGAGGAAGCAAGATACACCGTTCTTTGACGTATTGAATGTGAAACAAAGTTTGAATATCTGATATTCGGATTTGTTTCAATATAACTAAGGATTACGTATAGCGGAAACGCCGAAACTACGTATAGGCTTGGTTATCGTGATTGTTTCTCGCACCGAAATGTCCTACGGTAGAGAAGTATGCGGTTTGGGCGCCCGTATCGCGAGAAACAACAGGTCATAAAGACAATATAAGCGTCCGATACAGTCTTAAATCGGTATAAAGTATGCGGTGGTAATGAAAGGCGGCCGTACACGCTTATTATATATATTCTCGTGGCTCACCATAAGGCGAGTGGTAAGGCTTAACATCGGAACGCTCACGAGAACAATTACTAATCACTAATTTAAAATCAAAATTATTATGAAGAATTATTTTATAGCAGCTATTATCGGGGTTGTTGTGTTAGTGGGAATTTTTGCAGTTATTCCTTATTATAATGTATGGCAACAAGAAATGTCCGGTAAGGCGGAATTTGCAAAAGCAGAGCAGAACCGCAAGATAAAAATTGAAGAAGCGAAAGCTAATCTTGAGGCTGAAAAATTAAACGCTCAAGCAGAAATAGAGCGAGCCAAAGGAGCCGCGGAAGCAATAAAGATAGAGAACGGAAGCATTACTCCTGCTTATATTCAATATCTATGGGTAAGGCAGCAAAGTAACTTAAATGATAAAACTGTCATCTATATTCCGACAGAAACTAATCTTCCAATTTTAGAAGCATCCAGACAATATGGAAAATCGACAAGTAGTATTTGACGGAAAGGACATTACTTTTTGTGCCGATAACGTTCCTGTTGTAAACGGAAATCCGCCGGAAGAGATAGTAATTAGTGGAGATTATACTATTGACGCGTTTTCTTTGGTTGAACTGGTTGCTGCTATTAATAAAAATGCATGCGGCATGGTAGTATCAACTCCTATTGTTTTTCATTGTGAGGCATATGGAACATCCTGTATTCGAATATTTTCAAGAGAAAAACTACCGGAAGAGATTGAAGATGCGCTTAATGTACCGAAAAGGATGTTGAACGCTTTAGAAAAAGACGTACAACAATTAAAAGAAAAAATAGAAGCACATAATAACCTTGTGTGGTATAAGTGCATAAGAAAGATAGTATAGGATATCTTATCAGTAGATAATATATAACTAAATCAAAATCGAACATGAAATACTGCAAAAACCAATACGGAATACCAATAAAAAAGTGGTGCGTCACATGCCAGTTTTATGATAGCTGCAAACAAAAAGCTAATAATATGGGCTTGAAAGATAACTGTTGGGTTATGAAAGATGCTTATCAGAAAGCCGGGAAAGGTGACGGAAGATTACGTAAGCTGGTGATTGAAGATACTTTAGCAGGGAAAACTTTTAAATTCTCTGATTAAATATTTGTTTAGGTTGCCGGGCGGTCTGAGAAGATAGTCCGGTTTTTAGTTGGAAATCATCAATAACAATTATATGAAAACATTTGAAGAATTAAAAGAAGAACTATTGAACCGGGCAAAAAACGCAAATGCCTGCCAAAACGGTTACAAAATGGGACTTGATGCTAAAAATAAGGCTGATCTATTAAAAGCCATCACCGCTAACTGGTTTTGGGTATTAATAAATGCAAGGATAGTTGATGCAATATATCTCGAAGAAAATTTTACTGAGGAAGAACTTTCGGAAGCTGGTATCTATACACGAAAATGCCATGAGGTAAGAGCTGTGTCTTTTGCCTGCGGCAGTGCAACGGTGAAAGCCTGCGGCAGTGCAACGGTGAAAGCCTGCGACAGTGCAACGGTGAAAGCCTGCGACAGTGCAACGGTGAGAGCCTACGGCAGTGCAACGGTGGAAGCCTACGGCAGTGCAACGGTGGAAGCCTGCGACAGTGCAACGGTGAAAGCCTGCGACAGTGCAACGGTGAGAGCCTACGGCAGTGCAACGGTGAAAGCCTACGGCAGTGCAACGGTGGAAGCCTACGGCAGTGCAACGGTGAAAGCCTGCGACAGTGCAACGGTGAGAGCCTGCGGCAGTGCAACGGTGGAAGCCTACGGCAGTGCAACGGTGAGAGCCTGCGGCAGTGCAACGGTGAAAGCCTGCGACGAATCCTATGTAGAAGACTGTACGGGTAATATTAGACCGAGATATGATTACGCAATAGTCAAAGATTACCATAACCATAAGATATATATCAGAAAAGGAAAATTTGAGATAATAGAGGTTTGACCTATTTCAACCGCAATAAGGTAGTGCTATTACTGTACTAAAAGCCGCGAGATAAACGAAGTGCGCACCGTTTTGATTTAACCTTGTACAGGCGGTTCAAAAGAAGAAATAATGGAAAATGAGCTTGAAGAATTATATAAGGAACTGAACAAAGTTAAGTCCTCCCCATTAGCGTATCTTCCTGAATACGGATATTCTTCAAAGGAGGAAATTATTCAGCTTATAGAGGAAGATATAGAGGAATTGCGCACAGAAATAGAACGCAGTCAATACGATTACACACCTGATGAGCTTGAAGAAGAAAGAATGAGCCTTTGTGTCAGTCAGGGGTTATCAAGATATTGTTAAACTAATAAATATAAATATATGGATAATAAATCAAACTTGGATTTATACAATAGAATTAGGGAAGTTCCGAAAGAAGCTTTAAAAACCATCATTGCGGGGAGGCTAAAAGGAATGTCTGATATAAATCCGATGTGGCGCATAAAGAAGCTAACAGAAGAATTTGGAGTTTGCGGATTTGGATGGAGGTATGAAATATTAAGGATGTGGACTGAAAAAGGAGGGGGCGACGTAATATCGAGTTTTGTTCATATAAACCTATATGTAAAGATGAATGATGAATGGAGTGAAGCTATTCAAGGCGTCGGCGGCTCTTCATTCGTTACCAATGAAAAAAACGGTCTTTATACTTCTGACGAATGTTATAAGATGGCGCTGACAGATGCTATATCCGTAGCCTGTAAATCATTAGGAATAGGAGCAGATGTATATTGGAATAAGGATAGTACCAAATATAATAATATACAACCACAACCTACTCCGTCAATAGACAATCGCAAGATGCTAAACAGAAACCAGTTAAGCGATGAAAAACTTATGGAATGGATCTATATGCGACTTGATGCCGCAAAAAAGGAGGGGAAAAGGCTTTCATTAGTTAATCTTATAGATGCAAATTATAAAGTCTCTCAAGAAGATATAAACGCGATATCGTCTAATTACGAAAAATACATGATAAATAAAAAATCACAATGAGTAACGAATTGTCAATAAAAAAAATTCCAACAACAAAATCTGAACAAGAAAGCCTTGCTTCCTATTTTGTAAAAAATGTGCTTAACGGAGAAATATCCGCAATAGAAGCTGTCGTGCAAATGAAAAGCATAAGTGATACAATTTCGTTGTTTTTAAAAAACAACGAAGTTAGGGAGTCTACTATCAAGGAATTGGAGAGATACGGGAAAGGAGAGAATTCTTCATATAAAGGTGCTACTATTCAGATCAAGGAAACTTCCGTAAAATATGATTTTACAGGATGTAATGATCCTGTTTGGGATAAGCTGAACGATGCAAAGAGAGATATAGATGAAAAAATAAAGAATAGAGAAAGTTATCTTAAGCTTATAAATGGAAGTAAAACTGAAATAGATGAAGAAACAGGAGAAATATATACCATTTACCCTCCTTCCCGCTCATCTTCTACATCTTACGCTATCACATTTAAAAAACAATGACCTATGTATCGTATAAGTGTAACTTCCTTAGAAGCCTTTAGACGTTTCAGAGACAAGCACTCTGTATGGGATACGGAGGAGCGCCTCCTAAACGTTCTTTCAGGGAAAAAAGAGCCTAATTCCTACGCTACAATCGGATCTTGTTTTCATAAAATTGTAGAAACAGGAAAAGCTACATATATAGGTAACGGAATATTTGAACAGGAAGAAGATGGGGTTATTGTAAGATTAAACAGCAAGGCGGTAGAAAATGCCATTTATTACCGGAATAAGTATCCGGGAGAGCACGAAGTGCATGGAGGAAAAGATTTTTATTCGTCTTTGTTTGATATTCATGTGCATGGATATGCCGATTTGAAATACGACAAGGTGATTCGAGACATCAAGACCAAATATTCCACTCCGCACACAGATGATTATACAAGATCGTGCCAATGGACTTTTTATCTTGATATCTTTAATTGCTCTACATTTTATTTTGATTTATTTCAGTTCGGGGGATATAGGAAAAATATGTTTACTGACGTTGTACATACTGAATTTATTCCTTATGAACCCATAGAGTGTCATTACACCGATTCCTCAAAAGAATATAATATAAACATAATAGAAGATTTCTGCTATTATATCCATTCAAATAACCTATATGGATTACTTAAAACAAAAGAAGAACTTTATAATATTTAAAAACATTTTCTTATGAATTTAACCGGAAGCATAGATTTGCTGAAGCTTGAAAAGACAGGCATAGCAACAATTAAAAACAAAAAGTGTGTTATTATTCCCATTGAGGAAAATGACTTGTATGTAAGCATGGACGAAAATCTGAAAGCGAAGTCCGTATATCTTGGCCTTAATGTTAATGAGCGAAGAGAACCGAGCCAGTTTGGGAAGACGCATTATTGCAAGCAGTCTTTATCAAAGCAATACAGGGACGCGAACAAGACGGAGGCAGAGGCCAAATCAAAGGTTTATCTTGGAGACTTCAAACCTTATGAGTTTGAGGGTTCAAGCAATGCGGCTGCTACGGTGGAAGCGCCTGTTGTTTCAATAATTGACGACGATCTTCCCTTCTGATGTGTAACTTAAAACATAAATACCATGCTGTACGAATTTAAGCTTAAAGTAAACAAGGTTAACGAGAAAGGCGATGAAAAAGAAGTCACCGAGCAATTCATCACTGATGTAGATTTGTTCTGTCAGGCGGAACAGAAGGGACTTGAAATGTACGCTTCTAACAATATGGAGTGTGACGTTTTCGCAATCAGCCGTAGCAAGATACGTGAGATTGTCAATGAGAAGCAGGATGATGAGTTCTTTTACAAGATAACCCTTGTTGAAGTTTTTGTTGACGACAACGGAAAAGAAAAAGAGAATAAATATTACGTTCTCATAGCGGCAAAGAATATGGATGATGCCAACAAAAAGGCGGCGAAATACATGAAGCAGGGACTTCAAGATATGAAGCTGGATGCTATTGCCAAAACAAAGATTTTAGACTTAATAAAATAAACCAAAAGCCCTCTACTGATGTAGAAGTCCTGTAAAAGGTTCAGGTTAAGATTTAATCAGCTAACAAATTAACTATCCCGGTGTGGTTTGACCGCCTATCTGGGAACAAGGGCCTGTGAAGGTCTTCCTTTTTTATTAGATATTCATACATACTCGTCAAGCCCAATCAGGGTTACGCCAATGGCACTGTATACGGGAACTGGCGAGAAAACGGAGAATATGGTAGCGCTGAACGTATTGGATGACATAGTGTGATTTGCCATGATTATTTAAGGTTAGTTTATATTCAGTTTCAATAATTCCAGCAAAACAGCGTGCCCTGTTCGATTCGGGGCTTCTCCTCTAAATATATTTACCATGAGACTTACATTAACCAAAACCGAAATTGCAATTGTTCAGAAACTTGTGATAGACCGAAAGCGTGACATTCATAAAGCAGGAGGTGACAGCAAGCAGTATGAGATGCTAAGTAAGCTAAATAAAAAGATTGTAAGGCAGGCAAAGAAATTTTATAAAACATGAAACCCTACGTAATTACCTCTATGGCTCTCATTACACACAGCGGGAAAAAGTTACCGCTTACAGTAATAGAGAGCCACATCCTAACAAAACCTTTGGAAACAATCAAGGATAAGCTGCTTGATGCTTTCTCTACGATGAAAGACAAACCTGTGAGCGTGGAACTTAAAATCAAATATATATGAAGAAAAAAAGAGAGTATATTACAATCATGGCCGAGGCGGACATATATTTGGACGATTATCTCGATGATTTTATGGACGTTGCCTCTGATGAAGATTTGATTCAAGAAATAGAAAAACGAGGGCATAAAGTATATAAGAAAGGAATCCCCATTACTCCTTTTGGAGAGCAGCCTATTGAATTTAACAATCCGACCGATTTAAAGAGGCATCTGTGCGATATAGTTAATGTTGGCTATTGCATATCCAATGAAGAGCTTATCAATGAAATAAAATTAAAACTACCATAATTTGTATGAGACATTTAGAAGATTCTCTCCAAAAATCTATTATTAAATATTGGGATTTGAAATATCCTAAATGGAAGAAGCGGCTTGTTCATGCGCCTAATGGCGGAAAACGTAACGCCATTGAAGCAGCAAAATTCAAGCAAATGGGCGTTCGTGCAGGATTCCCCGATTTGATACTCCTTATCCCCAACAAGTTCTATCCTTTCTGTGGAATTGAATTAAAAACTAAAACAGGCAGGCAGTCGGAGAATCAGAAAGCCTATCAGAAAGAGTTTGAAAGCATTGGTGCCAAGTATGTTGTTGTCCGTTCGCTTGACGAGTTTATAGAAGTAGTAACAGATTACCTGAAAGACGTATAACTATGGCAGAATCATTTAAGAATGATTACAAGGACGACAAACTCCGCTGGGATTTGCTTCCGCTGGATTTAATAGAGGAAGTCGTTAAGGTATATCACTTTGGCGCAAAAAAGTATGCTCCTAATAGCTGGCAGAATCTTCCTGACGCGGAAAACCGATATTATTCTGCGCTTCTTCGTCACTTGTCCGCATATCGAAAAGGTGAAACGAAAGACGAGGAAAGCGGGCTTCATCCGCTTGCTCATGTTATATGGAACGGGCTTGCACTACTCTATTTTGCTTTAAAGAAAAAAAATAATGAAGAAAGATAGTTTCTTAATATATAAATCATTCTACAAACCAATAGCAAAATTATCAGACAAACAGCTTGGAAGGTTGTTTCGTGCAATTTTCAAGTATCAACTTGGCGAGGAGGTTACGGTAGAGGAGGACATTGAAATGGCATTCGGTTTCTTTATCAATCAATTTGAGATAGACGAAATTAAATATCATGGCATTGTCGAGAGAAACCGAAACAACGGACGTAAAGGTGGTGCTCCTGTGGGTAATTGCAATGCGAAATCAAAACAACCCAAACAACCCAGTGTGTTAAATTCAACCCAAACAACCCAAAACAAGCTTAATGATAATGTTAATGATATAGATAAAGAAACTACTACTGACGTAATAGTAAAGAAAAAGGCTATTAGAAACAATAGTCCTGATCTATCTTTTGTTGATGAAGATTTTAAGGATCTGTTTATGGAATGGCTTGAATATAAACGAGACCGTAAAGAAAACTACAAGTCTGAAAAATCACTTAAGATGTGTTATAACCGATTACTCAAATTAAGCGGTAACGACTGTAACCAAGCAAGACTTGTGGTTGAGCAATCAATTGCCAGCAATTATGCCGGATTATTTGAATTAAAAAATTATGGAGCAAAAACAACTTACAGCAATATCTACGAACAAAACCGAAAAGATAGCGAGCAGCGAAAACTTAATTCAGTTCTTGCGGTCGCAACAACCGTTAGGGAGGCAGCTGCAAAAAAGAGAGCTGAACTTGAAGCAGAGGGCATTATTGACAAAATACCCTGATCCGGCCCAATTCATCATGGATTACAATCCGGATTTACAGTTTAAGATAGTAAAATGCAAAGCATCCCATTCTGATTTGGCTATGAATTTATCAATACCGACACTCGGCCTATTAGCTTCCACCTATGGCGATGAAACCCCTGTTGAGTGGCTTAAAATTCAATTTGGTACGCTTAATGACTTTGCGGAAGTTTCTGCTAAAATGGGAAACGATCAATTACAAGAACTTGCGGAGATATTTATTTCAGAATACTATTACATAAATGCGGCTGAAATATGCTTTTTCATTGCAAGGTTCAAGTCCGGTAAATATGGGAGATTTTACGGGGCTATTGATCCAATGAAGATTACAAGCGCTATGCTTGATTATATCAAAGAACGCCGTATTGATATTGAGCGCTATGAACGCGAGCAATACAGGGTGCAACGTGAAAGGGAAATTGAAGAGCGAGGCAACAACCGTATATCATACGCCGAATACCTTGAGCGCGAACGTAAACTTGTTGAAGCAGGAGATGAGAATGCGAAGAAGAGAGCAGAAAACAGGGTTTTAAGATAAACAATATATTCTTTGTGAATAAATTCCTTAATTCGTTTTCAATATGAAGCTAACAGTATGCTGGACCGCAAGAGGCAGAAACAAACGTTTCTATCACGATATATGCCGAAAATTTGGAATATCAGACTATATGAGCATCAACCATGAAACACCATGTGATATAAAGGACGAAGATATGGAGTTGCTACGTGAATGTGAGAAGCGCGGATTTTTACAGATAAGAAAAAAGCAATGAATATTCAGGGATACCCAATTCTCTGCACCGGGAGAATCGAAAACAAAAGAACACTTTCCCGATGCAGGCGATATCCGTTGTTCAACAGAAGATATCCGGTTTATTCTTCATGGAGGATAGACGGAAAATGTTTCTGTGTAGCGGATATTATTGTAATTGATAAAATATAACATAATAATGGAAAAACTAACTATAAACGACTTACCCGAAGATGTGTTAGAGAGAATGAGAAGAGCAATTAGAGAGGATAGTCAAATGATTTCTCTAAAGAACAAGCACTCCCAGTATATAATCAACAGGCAATATGCCAAGGCTGTTTTGCTAAAGGAAAAAATGCAAAAGATAGAGGATCGGGTAATACGTGAATATCTTGACAGCTACGAAGGTGAAACGGAGAATATGCAGAGCCTAATGTCGGATATGTCGCCCGAAGACAGGGATTATATCAATACTTGCACCAATGCGATTATTCTAATCTGTGACATGATAGAAACGTTTACAATGGACTTTAACCAAGTTCTTAAGAAATATCATCCTGATTACCGATTGGAGATGTACGATAAGATAATGCAGGTAGGCAAAGAAGCTAAGGCCCATGTACAGTTCATGTCGGAGTGTACGGACAATGTCTATCAGTGTTCCTTTGCGGACAGCGCGGATGATATTACGGAGCTTGTGAGAAACAAGGCCCGTTCGCTAATACGTAAGGTTAAGGCTAAGGAGGAGAATAAATGAAACTAATCTATAACGCAATAATCTTTCTCATGGACTGGCTTTCGATAGAAGTTGAAGATAATAAGGAATGGTTTTAATAAAAACAACTATGTTAGTAAATTATATACAAATATCCTATGTATTGGGTATAACATTAATGGAGGCTAAAGTAAAGATGGCGCCTCGTTTGGCAAAATGTGTGGATGCTTTAAAAATGGGGGGAATGTGATTCGATAAAAGACGTTATCAAGCTAATTAATAGAGAGGATGTAGTAGAAAGCGATGCATTAAATGAGAGGTTTCATCATCCTTCTATAAAAATTGATGGCAAAGACCGTATTGAATATACTATTAATAGTCTAAGAAGAGGAGAAGGGCTTATGCTGTTGACAAAGAAAATAGCAGATGATACGTCTTGTTTAAAAGCCGGAAAGATAACAGGTAAGTATAAAGCTTTATTGCATATACTCTCAAGAGAAGATATTGATTATATTAACAGTGTTATTCGCAAGAAACACAAGGAATCCCTACTGTAACTAAGGCGATGAAGTTTCTAAGAAATAGAATAAAATTCTTTCGTCCGGACGGTACTCGCGGAGATTCGCCCGGATGTGGCAGTATCCTCATTGCTTTTGGAGAAGAAAATGCAGAAGTGCTAAGGACGTGTGATATAGCAGGTAAATATGTACGAATAAATTAGAGTAAAACAAAATAGATATGAGCCTTGGGCGGCTTTGTAAAACCCTCAAATATATGGAAACATTCATTCAAAGAATTGTAGACGAAAAGGCAGAACTGGACGAACGTGCCGGAAAACTTGGTGATTTCGTAAAGTCCGAGAAGTTTCATTCATTGGATTCTGAAATACAGAGTTTGATGGTTAAACAGTATGACGTAATGAAACGGTATTCAGTAATTCTTGGCAAACGTCTTGAATTACTTGATGCTTAACATTAATCGAGGAAAACTTCGGTTTTCCTCGAATCAGTAAAAAATGAAGAAAAGAATAAGAAATAAAATGATGAAAACTCCCGGAAGATACAAACTGCATCAGTATTTGAAATATGCTCATCAATGGGCGGATACAGTCGACTATAAATGCCGTTTATATTTGATATTAGATAATGGGAAAATAGTAAGAATTGATTAAACTAACAACAATATATTATGAAAAAGAAATTAACTCCTGATAATATTCAGGAACTTACAGAAAATCAGATATTCGTTTTTGGCTCTAACATGAACGGTAATCATGCCGGAGGGGCAGCAAGATTAGCCGTAAAAAAATTTGGTGCAGTGATGGGGCAGGCAGAAGGCATACAAGGCCAGTCCTACGCCATTCCAACGTTGGATAAGGATATGCAGAAAGTAACCGAGGAAGAGTTAATAACCTATTTAGGAAACTTCCGAGAGTTTGCTGAAGAGCATCCGGAAAAGGAATTTCTTCTCACCGCTATTGGTACAGGAATAGCCGGATTTGATACAAATTATATGGCGTACATGATACTTAGAGCAAATCTTCCGGATAACGTTACTCTACCAAAGGAGTTTACCAAAATAAAAGGATACAAGGGTTTTAATCCGGATATGACATGTCGAGGGTTTAAATACGAAGAAGGCAAGGACTACGAGGAGGCAGGAGAAATAGGAGCTTGCGAAAATGGATTTCATTTTTGTCTTCATCCATTGGATGTGTTTGAATATTATTCGCCTGCTTATATAGGTATGAATAAGTTTCACGAAGTTGAGGGAAGCGGTTATATGGATGCGGATGAGGATGATACAAAGATCGCTTGTTCTAAAATACATATCGGAGCAAAACTCGATATAAAAGGGCTTGTGAAAGCAACCGTATCTTATGTAAAGGAACGGTGCACTAATAGGAATAATGCAAATCCGGGGTTTCCTGCGACCGCTGGTGATAGTGGTGCTGCGACCGCTGGTTATAGAGGTGCTGCGAC